TTTAGAGATTAAGATAATTTTTTATTTATTATATAATATTTATATTTTAGATTAAGATAATTTTTTATTTATTATATAATATTTACATTTTAGATTAACACAATTTTTTATTTATATTTTAGATTAAGATAATTTTTTATTTATTATATGATATTGTTCATATTCATTTTCATCTTTTATATATAAACATTTGGTTTTTAATTCTGATTCCATATGTGCTATTACATAATTTAATGTATTTAATGTTTTTAATATTTCTTTATTATCATTATTATTATTTTCATTATTATTATTTATATAATTAATTAATAATTCTAAATCATATGAAACCATATTATGTACATAATGATCTTGATAACATATATATTTACATTTTTTATTATAATTATACATACAATTTTGTTTATATAAACAAAACTTATATGATGAACGTTTTAATATATTATTATTATTTTTATTTATTATTTTTTTTTGATTTATTCTTATCCGTAAATGTTCACTTAATATTAATAGTAATTTTAAACTTATTATTATAAAATTATATTCTATTATTTTATTTTGTAAAAAATATTTAGTTAATAATTTTATTATTTCTAATTCTTTTTTTAATATGTTTAAACTTGATGTTTTTTTTATATTATCTATTTCATTTGTATTATTATATAATTCTGTTATTTCTTTTATTTTTATATTATAATTATATTCATTTATATTTATTATTTCTATATTTTTATTTTCATTTAAATCATCTTTATTTAATATATTTATATATTTATCTATTATATTTTTATCTATTTCTTTATATAAATCACCTGTGTATTTATTCCAATCTTTTATCATTATATATATAAAAATTATATTAAATCTTTATAAAGTTTTTTATATTATTTATTTATAATATATATTATATGTTTAATAAATTAACTAAAAATTATAAAAATAATAATAATAATAATAATAATAAAACATATCAAGAATTATTAACACCTGAACAAATTAAAGAATATTTAAAAAATTATAAAATTGTTAATGATATAAAAAAAACAAATATTAATACTCATATACGATATTTTACATCTGATAATAAAACTAATAAAAAATTATTTAGACTAGGTGGTAAATTAATAGAAATTGGAACAAATGGTAAATATATTAAATTATCAAACGGTCAATTATCTTGGTCTGTTCAAATTGAGAATTCTATTTTTTATGAAAAAATGTCAGAAGAAGAATATTTAGAAGAATTAAAAGAAGAAATAAGAGAAAATATATTAAGTGAAATGACAGAAAATAATAATAATAATAATAATAATAATAATAATAATAATAATAATATAAAAAATTTAGAAAAGAAAAATAAAGGTTTAGAATAAGAAAATAGTAAATTAAATAGTTTATTAGAAGAAAAAAATAAAGAATATAATAAACTTTTAAAAAAATATGAATTATTAAATAATCAAATTAAAGAAATAGAAAAAGAAATATTAAATAAAAAAAATAAAAAAATATAATTTTAAAAAATTTCTTATTATTTTTATATATGGGAAAAAAACAAATATTTAAAGTTTATAATGGTTCTAGAACATTAAAAAAAAATAAAGATAATAATGATAATAATAGTACTGAAGAATTACTAAATTTATTAAATGATACTGATGAAACTACTGATAAACAAAATAATAATAATAATTTTGGAAATACATTTGCTAAATTATTTAATTATAATAAATCTAATAATAATATGCAAAATATGGGTTATGATAATACACAATTTACTTTTAATCAAGCGCCACAAATGAATAATACACAATTTACTTTTAATCAAACACCACAAATGAATAGTACACAATTAATGATGGATAATATACAATATGAAAATTTACATAATAATCAACAATATGAAAACTTATATAATAATTTACCTAGTTATACAAATCAACAACAATATAATAATATGCCTCGTTATACAAATCAACAACAATATAATAATGAATTACCAAATTTATTAAATAAACAACAATATAATAATGAATTACCAAATTTATTAAATCAACAAACAAATAATTTATTAAATCAACAAACAAATAATATAGTAAATCAACAATCAGAAAATTATTTAAATAATAATATATTAAATAATATAAAATTATTATCAAAATTAAATTAATTATATATATTATATATAGGAATATCAATAATATCACCTATTATATAAGTATTTCCATCTAATTTTTCATATTCATTATTATCATTTTTTAAAACTTTACCAATTGGATAATTTAACATAAAATCATATACTATTCCTGATTCATTATTAAACCAATAATTTTTTTCTTCAGAATATGTTTGATCATTTAATTTTTTAACTGCATTTATTTTAATTACTTTAATTTTTTCTATACTTGAATCTATAGAATTTAAACCATTATTATTTTTTTGATCATAATCTAAATTTAATTGATATGCAGCACCAATAGGTTTTTCAAATAATGATTCTTCATTAAATTGAAAACATTTATATTTAGTACCCATCATATTATGATTTTTAAATAATTCACAATCTATAGCAACTTCTTTAACAGCATCTATAAATGATAATAATAAATTATTTTTTTTTCTAGAAATATTTTCTAATTTTTCATCAGTAGTTTCTTTCATATTTATTCTAGTCATTTTATATCTAAAAATATCAACTTTACGTTCATTTAATGGTAAATCTTTATGATGACAATAACGTAATGCACGCCCAATAATTTGTTCAATTCTAACTTCATTCCAATAAGGTTCAATTATATGAACTTGTCTAACATTATTTAAACTAATACCTTCAGCACCAGCAGGAGATATCATAATAATTTTGATAAATTTACCATATTTATTTTCAGATTTATTAAATATTTCTTTATGATTTTTTCTAATTTCTTTTTCTATTCCACCATGAAATTCACAAAATCTTTTACCATCTTTTTTTAATTTTTCTGTTGATAAATTAAATTCTTTATCATCACTTATATATATATATCCTATAAAACTTAAATAAATTTTTAAAATTTTTAATCCTTCCATATCTACATAATTAGAATATATTAATATTGTTCCTTTTGATTTTTCTATATTAAAAATTATTCTTATAAATTTGGGGCTACAACTATACATTGATATGAATAACTTACTTTTATTTTTCTCATTATTATAAAAATCTTTAAAACTTCCATTATAATTTTTATGATATTTATTTATATCATCTATTAATGTATTATTATTTTTCTTATCTTCATCATTTATATTTTTAAAATAATTTATTAACTCATTTATATATAAATTTACTGTTTTTATATATAATGATACTTCTATATTTAATTTTGATAAATTTTTTATTTTATCTTTATTTTTCCCTTCATCTAATATTACTGCATCAGATTCAGTAATTTTAAATGCACTTGGACGTGGTCTTTTTTCACCATTAACTTTATCTGAAATATTAGGAAATACAAAATTACATGCTTGTCTTGTATATGATGAATATGTGGAAATAGTGTCACCAACTTTACCACGACTATATTTTAACATAGCACTTTCTTTTTTTTTTTCAATTTCTTCTAAATAATTATATATTTCTTCTTTTTCTTTTTCCATAGGTAAACTAACATAATGAATATTTTTTTCTGCGAATTTATCTGGTGTTGCTCCTATATAATAAGATACTAAACCAATTATTCTTCTTTGAAATAAATTTTTAGTATTTTCATTTAATGAAGCAAAATTTGTTGATGAAATAAATATTTGTTCAAAAATACTTTCTGATGTTGGAAATATCCCTGGTCTTAATAAATTAAATATTAATGCAAATTCAAATGGATTATTTACTACTGGAGTCGCTGATAATAACATTATCCTAATATTACTATTATCTTTCTTTTCTTGTTGTATATAATCATATATTATTTGTGCTCTTTTACCTTTTTTACTATATATATTATTATATACATTATTAATAAATCTATGTGCCTCATCTATAACAAAAATAGTTTTTTTACTAATATCTACTTTTTTAACTTTTTCTAAAAAATCTTTATCTGCAAATGGTGAATCATAATGAACAAAAACAATATTATTATATCTTTGATCATAATTATTTTTTGATAAATATTTATTAATGTCTTTTAACCATGGATCATCATGTAATGCTGCCGGTATTAATATAAAAATATTCCATTTTGGTGTATAATTAAATAATATATTATATACATTTATTGCTGAATATGTTTTACCCGCACCTACGCCATGATAAATTAATAAATCTCTAAACGGGGATTCATAATTTAAATATTGTCCTATAAATTCTTGATATAATGTTAATCCTTTTATTTTTTTTTCATTACAAGGATCTTCATTTTCTTGTCTTATTATTTCTGGTAATATATATTTTTTAAAATTTTCCATAATCCAATTTGGAAATAAACGCCCATTTAATTCTAAATTTATATTTATATTTTTTGACATATTAAATTAATTAAGAAAAATATTTAATAATTATATAATTAAATTTATAAATATATATATATACATATATGTTAGGTGGATTTGAAGATATATCTATTATATTCCTATTATAATTATTATTTTAGCTATTGGAATGTTTATTGGTTTTATTATTTTAACTATTCATGTTTTTTATCCTAAAATTAATTGTTTTGGTTAATGGTCTTTCACACCATGGTCTAAATGTGGTGAAGGTGCTGAACGAACAAAAACATATAAAATAAAACTTAATGAACAAAATGGTGGTGCAGCATGTACTATAAAAGATAATCATCAAGAAAAAGAAGTATCTAATGTACCATGTGAATATAATATAACAGAAACTATTGATGATAAAGTAATTTGTAAAGGTAAAGGTACAAATAAAAAATGTAATGAAAATTATTGTATGTTAGGTTATACTCATAGTAAATCAGATGATTTATGTTATAAAAATTGTTTACCACAATATAATATGAATTTTGAAACAAAAAAATGTATTTTTAATAAATAATAATATAAATTATTTTATTATTAATAATAATGTTTATAATATCTGATAATGATAAACAATTATTAATTTTATTTTATAAATATATAAATGAAATTAATTATGAACAAATTAATTATGATATAATATGTACAGAATTATATCATAAATTATCACATTTTTTTAAAGATAAAATTAATAGTGAAGAATATATAGAAATACTTAAACAAAAAGAAACAGATTACCCTGATACTAATAAATGTGATAAAAAAAAATTTACTAGTTATACACATTCTAGTGATACTAATAAAACTGATAAAGATCCTTTAACAGAAATATTAGAAAAGTATATGAACGGAATAAAAATAAATCAATTTATAAATATAATGGATTATACATATGAAAATTTATTAATAAATTTAAATTATATAATAAAATTTTATGGGTTAGATTTTAGTAAAATTTTAAGAGAATTAAATACTAATACTATATCTACAGGTGGTGCCGGTGATAGTGCTTGGACTACTGTTACAAAACCAAAGGCTAAGCCGACTGAATCAAAGCCTAAATCTGGGTTTAGTTCTTACCTACCTAAGCCAAGTGAATCAAAAAAAATAGAATCAATATATTTAACAAAAAAAATAAAATTTTTAAACAGTAAATTAATAGGATGTGATTCACAACATAAATTTACTGAAGTTTTACCATCAAAAGAAGATATATTAAAATCTTTAGATATAAAAGAGTTAGAACTATCAGATGAATATATAAAATTATCATATATAATAATATTTTTAGTATTATTAAGTCAAAATATAAATATATTTTATGACAGTATATTAGAATTAAAATTATTTTATTATATAAATAAATATGTTTCAAAATATATGGAATATAAAAGTCCATTTATGTCTTCATATAAAATAAAAGATGATAGGAAAATTGATGTTTTAGGATATAAAAAAGTGAAACAATTTACATTAACAGAAGCTGGAATATTATTATATTTAATTAGTATGCAATCAAGTTTAAAATATAATACAATAGAACAAATAATAGATACACTAGAAATACAACATTATAAACAAGAATTAGAATTAACAGAAAATGAGGGATTAATAGAGTGGAGAAAGAAAGAAATGAAAGATCCATTTATAACAAATTTAGGAAATATAGAATTAACAATAATAAATAATTTTTTAAAAAGTAAAATTACAATAGAATATTTATTAAATATTATAGATATAAATAGTATATCAGAAGAGAAAAAAGTATTAGTATTATTTATACAAGAATTTACAAAAGAATTAAAGTTATGGTTAATACAAACTATAATATTTACAACTATAAATAACTATTTTAATAATCAATATTTAAAAAAAAAAGATATTGATGAATTTATAAATAAAATTTATACTATATTTAAAATAGAAATAGAAAAATATGATTTAAAAACATATAAAGAACATGATAAAATATTTCCATATTTAGTAGTATATTATTTATTATTAATATTAAGAGGTAGAATTTATGAATTAATATGTCGTATATTTACATATAAAAACATGATAAAACATTGTGATGAAATATTTAAAAATCATTTACATGTAATAATAAACATATTTGAATTTTTAAAAGTATTAAGTCCTCCGGATATATTAATAATAAATCAAATATTTGAAGATAATAAAAAAGAAACATATGATAATATAGAATTTGAACAAATTAAAACCAAAACATATTATCAAAAATATTTAAAATATAAAATTAAATATTTGAATTTAATTAATAACCATATAAATTAATAAATTCATTATTAGTTAAGTTTAATTGTTTACATATATTAACAATTAATAAAGTATCTTCTTTAGCTTGATGTGATTGTATAATATTATCATTACAAATTAGATTATATAAATCAATTAATTTATTAGATTTGATATTATTATTATTATAAATAAATTTAATAAATTTTAAAGAATCAAGAACTTTAATATTTTCAGGTTTAATAATATTATAATGATATAAAATAGGTAAATCAAACATAATACCATTATGAGCAATAAAAATAGGTTTATGACAATATTTAAATATTAAGTTAATATCATTAGACATATTGTTTAAATTTTTATCAGCATTAATAAGATCTTTTTCATAAATATTAGTAATATGTGAAGTAGTTAAATTATAATTATTTTTAATAAATCCTTGAGATAAACAATAATTCCAATTATATTCATAAAAATAGCGATCAATAATTTCAGAGTTAGTAGGATCTGTAAAATTAAGATTTAAATCTTTGGTATTAGTTTCAAGATCAAACATAATAATATTATTATTCATTTTTTGATTTAATAAGTTAGAAATAATATAATTAAATTCCCAGTTATTAAAGTCAAGAATATTAAGTATATATTTAGAACCATCAAAAATGTTTATAATTTCAATATGTTTAATATTATTAGTAATATATAAAGTATTATAATATAATAGATTTTCAATAATATTATCATTAATATTAAAATTATTATTAAATTTAAATTGAATAATTTTATTATTATTTTCAATAATAAAAATAATACCAAATAAATTAAAATTAATATGTTTAATAAAAGTATTAAATTCTAAATTAGTATATAATAATGAAAGATTATTTAATATATAAAAGTATTTTTCTAATATTGTAAATTCAATATTTAAATTAGGATTAAAATATTGAAAAATATTAAATATAATTAGTTCATTATTTTCTAATTTATATAAATTATTATATAAATCTGCAATATAATTTACATTAAAATCATGTAATATAATAATAATATTATTATTATATTTTTTACAATGAATTAAAAAATCTAATTCATCATAAGATAATAAATTTAAATTATTATTATTATATAATACATTATTTAATATTTCTAAATAAATTACATTATCATTAATAATACCTTTTTCTAATAAAGAGTTATATATATTATTATTATTTAAAAATACAATATTATTTAAATTATTAATATTTTCAATAATATATTTATTTAATTTATTATTATTTTTATAATAATAATATTTAAATATTTCTTTTATAATTTTAATATATATATCATTATATTTATTACAAATATTAGTATATAATTTATATTTATTAATTATATAATTAAATTTACAAGATGATAAGTCATTAATATTTTTTATATTATATGTTTCAAAAATATTTATATTTTTAAATATTAAATTATTATTATAATTAATATTTATAAATTTTATTTCACTTCCTTCACTATTATATAAATTTAAAGATACATGATTTATATATGGGAAAATATATTTATTATTTTCAACATAAATTATTAATTTATTAATAGCACGCGTGAAAATATGATACCATAAATATTTATAATAATTATATTTATCATTAGTAAAATTAATATCATAATGATAATTTAAAACTAATACTTTTTTAAATTCTAATCCTTTAATATCATAACTTGATAATATATTAAGATAGTTTTCTTTTTGTTCTTGTTGTTCATAATGTTTAATATATTTAATATTATAATTATTAAGATAATTACAAATTAAATTAAGATCATTTTTATATAAACTAATAATTGCTATATCATGTAATTTAAATTCATTTAATTGATTAATAATATGTTTAATAATTTCATTATAGTTATTACAATAAATTAATGGTTTATTATTATTATTATTATTATTATTAAAAGGAATCATATTATATAATATATTTTTCAATGGTTTTAATTCATTACAAAAATTAACAATATTATTATCAGATCTATAATTAATATTTAAATATTCAATATTATCATTATCAAGTAAATAAATATTAGAATTATTATTAAGATTAAAAATATTTTGATTAGGATCACCAATTAAAATTAGTTGAATATTTAATTTATCAGAAATTAATTTAATTAAATTAAATTGTAAATAATTTAGTTCTTCAGCATTATATATAATTATAAATTTTAAATTTTTGAATATATTTTTAATATCAATATTTATAATATTTTTATATAATGAATAAATAATAATATTATTATAAGAACTAGATTTATTAAATAATTTTTTATAAATTTCATTAGAAAATATATTAATTGATTTAATATTTTTATTATTAAATAAAGATGAATTAATATTTTTACATTTTTTTAATAATAAATTTTCTATTTTTTTAGAATATGTTATTATTATAAATTCATCAGATTTATTACTATTATTTATACAATAATCTATTATATATTTTGTTTTCCCACACCCGGCACTTCCTATTATTGTTTTCATTTTTATATTATTATATAATTATTTTTTTATATAAGATAACTATATAAATAAATATATAAAAATTGAAATTAAAATAATATATAAAAAAAGATTATATATGTATAATTAATAATGTCATATTCTCAAATAGAAATTAATAAATTATTAGAATTATATTTTGAACAAAAAAGAATATTATATGATCATTTATTTACATCATATCATGTTTTTGTAAGTGAAATTATACCTTATTCATTAACACAAGAAAGTAATTATTTTTTTGAAAATATAGATAAAGAATTTATTTATCATCATGGTTTTAAATGTTCAAATATTAGGATAAAACCATCAACTTTTGAAAATGATAATGAAATAAAATTTCCATATGATGCACGAAAAAATCATTTAAATTATTTTGGTATAATAGTAGCAGACATTCAACAATTTGTAGAAAAAGTTAATACTTTAACAGGTGATGTTACAATTAAAACTGTAACAGAAATAGAAAAGGAAACACCAATAGCGAGTATACCTATAATGGTTAAATCTAAATATTGTTCAACAAGTATAAAACAAGATATTAGATATGAATGTAAATTTGATCCTGGAGGATATTTTATAGTAAGTGGAGCAGAAAAAGTGATAATGTCTATGGAAAAAATGGTAGATAATAAAATTTTAATATTTTCAAAAAAAGATAGTACAGTAGAAGATGGATTTATATATACAGCACAAATTAATTCTAAAAAAAATGATTGGTCAGATAATTTACAAATTTTAACAATTAAAAATAGAAAAGATAATATATTAGTTATTAGTACATCATCACAATTAGTAGAGATACCATTATTTATTCTTTTTAGAGCTTTAGGAGTGGAGTCAGATAAACAAATTTTAAGTTATATTACAAATAATTTAGAAGATATTAAAATGTTAAATTTATTAAGAACATCTGTTAATAATTGTATTGATGATAATAATAATCCTATAAATAGTAAAGAAGAAGCGATTGAATATTTAATAAATAAATTAAAGAAAAATCGTAAATTTTCTCATAATGATGAAAGAATATTAAAAATACAAAAAAAAATGTATTTAGAAAAAATATTTAAATTAGATTTGTTACCCCATTTAGGTGAAGATATACCAAAAAAAATTGTATTTTTAGGTTTAATGACAAATAAATTATTAAATGTTATGTTAGGTAGACAAGAATTAGATGATCGTGATGCATTACATAATAAAAGAATTGAACCACCAGGTATTTTATTAGGACAATTATTTAGACAAAATTGGAAAAAAATGTTAAATGAAATTAGTAAAAATTTTAGAAAAAAAAATCAATCTGATGAAAATCCTATTAATGTAATTAGTCAAATTAAATCTTCTGTAATTGAACAAGGATTAAAAACAGCATTAGCAACAGGTGTATGGGGGATGAGTAAAACAAAAAAAGGTGTAGCACAATCATTACAAAGATTAAGTTGGGCAGTTGGAACATCATGTTTAAGACGTGTAACAGCACCATCAATGGAAGAATCAACAGCAAAAGTAACATCTATTAGACATGTTAATAATAATCAAACTCAATTATTATGTCCTGTAGAATCTCCAGAAGGTGCAAAAGTTGGTATTGTAAAAAGTTTAGCAATGATGGCCACAATAACAGTACAAAATATAAGTCAATATGAAGTTATTAAAAATATATTAGTAGAAAATTTAAATATTAAACATCCATATGATATTGATCCTTTAAATTTACATTTATGGGTTAAAATATTTATTAATGGTGATTGGTATGGTGTTTGTAAAATTAGTGATTCACAAGATATTTATGATAATTTAAAAAAATTAAGAAAAGAAAATATTATAGATAAATTTACATCTATTTTATTTGATTATAGAAATAAAGAAATTAGAGTTTATTTTGATGGTGGTAGACTTATTAGACCTGTCTTAATTGTTAATAATAATAAATTAAATTTAAATGATGAAATTATTAAATTTATTAATGATGAAAGTAAATTAAATGATAAATCTAAATCTTGGAAAAAATTATTAGATAAATATAATAATATTATTGAATATGAAGATATTGAATCATTAAATTTTTTATTAGTAGCTGAAAATATTACTAGATTAGATGAAGCATTACAAAATAAAAATAAAAAAATAGAATTTGATAATAATATAAAAATAAATAGATATGATAATCATAGATGGGTGAAATATACTCATAGTGATTTCCATTCATGGACAATGTTAGGTAGTCTTGTTAATAATGTACCATTTTGTAATCATAATTATTCATATCGTAATATTATACATTTTTCACAAGCAAAACATGCTATTGGTATATATTTATCATCATATAAAGATAGAATTGATATTTCACATATTTTATATCATCCACAAATATCATTAGTAACTACACAAGCAATGAAATATAATGGATTTTTAGATTTACCATATGGAGAAAATACTATTGTCGCTATTTGTTCTTATAATGGTTATAATCAAGAAGATTCTATTATTTTTAATCAATCTGCAATTGATAGAGGTATTTTCACTGCTGATACACTTAAAAAATATAATAGTGAAATATTAAAAAATCCTTCAACATCACAAGATGATATTTTTACTAAACCTGATAGAAATAAAGTTACTGGTATGAAACAAGGTAATTATGATAAATTAAATGATAAAGGATATGTACCTGAAGAAGTAGAAATTGAAAATGAAGATATTTTAATTGGTAAAATTTCTCCTATTCAACCTACAGGTAATAATAATAAAGTTTATAAAGATAATTCTTATATTTTTAAATCTAATGTTAAAGGGGTTGTTGATAGAATCCATACAGGTGTTTATAATTCAGAAGGCTATGAAATGTATAATGGAAGAATTAGAATGGAACGTAAACTTATTGCAGGTGATAAAATGACTACTCGTCATGGTCAAAAAGGTACTATTGGTATTACATATGCACAAAAAGATATGCCTTTTACAGAAAGTGGTATTGTTCCTGATCTTATATTAAATCCTTTGGGATATCCTTCACGTATGTCTCTGGGTCATTTTATTGAATGTTTAGTATCAAAAGAAGCTGCTGAAACAGGGAAATTTGTAGATGGAACACCATTTAATAATTATGATATAACACAAATACCTGAAGCACTAAAAAAATTAGGTTATTCACCATATGGAACTGAAAAAATGTATTGTGGTATTACAGGTAAACAAATGAATGTTGAAATATTTATTGGACCTGTTTTTACTATTAGATTAAAACATATGGTATTAGATAAAATACATGGAAGAGCTAGAGGACCTAAACAAGTATTAACAAGACAACCACTTGAAGGAAGATCTAAAGATGGTGGACTTAAAATCGGTGAAATGGAAAAAGATTCAATGGTTGCGCATGGTATGGGACAATTTATAAAAGAAAGATTAATGGAAACTTCTGATATTACTAAAGTTCATGTGTGTGATGATTGTGGCATGTTTGCTTCTAAAGTTATTGATAAAGAATATTATAAATGTAAAGGATGTCAAAATTCTACAAGAATTTCCACTATTGTAATTCCTTATGCTTGTAAATTATTATTTCAAGAATTAACAGCTGTAAATATTTTACCACGTATTAGAACGAAAAGATCTATATATAATGATGAATCATAATATATATTAAAATATAATGATAAAAAAAATATATATTATATTATATTATATGAATAATGTTATTAATAAATTAAATAATAAAATAAATAATTTAGAAAATAATTTTAAAAATAATAATGATTTAAATAAAATTAATAATAATATTAATAAATTATATTATTATCATAAAAAAATTAATGATTGTAATAATAATAAATTAATTAATAAAATTAATAGTTTATATGGTGGATTTATTAAATATTATTTAATTGATTTTCTTGGACTTCATACTATCACATTTTTGTATAATTTATATACTAAAAATTATATTTTATTTAAACATAAAGCTAATAATTTAATACTTAATAATAAATATAATTATCCTATTTCTTTAAACGATATTGTTTCTATTATGAAAGAAATTGATATTCAAAAAAAAGAAAGTGATATACAAATACAACAAAAAAATAAATTATTATCTAGTAAAAATAAAAATAAAAATAAAAATACAAAATTAGATATTGATAGTGTTAAATCTTCTGTCAATTCAGTTTTAGTTAAATTATCTAAACTTACTGCTGGTAGTAAAGATAGTGATGCAAAATTATTAACACAATATGATTCTCGTACAGTTCATGATGATATTCGCACAATTACTAAAAAAGCTGCAGAAATTAATACACTATTAGTAACGTTTACTAATGATCTAGATAAAAGTGTAGCAGATATAAGTAAACCGCAACAATTTAGTGATGCCGAACAAGTGAAAAACTATACCGCTCAAGCACACAATGTTACTCGTCTTGTTCAAGGTATTAGTGAAAGCATGATTGAAATAATATCTAATTTAAAATTAGATATTAAAACAATATTTGATAATATTGAGAAAATAAATACAGAACAAAAAAGATTGGATACTCTACAAATTGAAATTACCCGTAAAGAAGAAGCGTTAAAACGTGCTGATATAAGTTGCGGAACATCAGCAGAAGAAATTAAAGCTGACCGCATCCGTAAAGAAGAAGAAGAAAAAAAACGAAAAGAAGAAGAAGAAAAAAAACGAAAAGAAGAAGAAGAAAAACGTTTGGCAAAAGAACAGGAACTACTACGTAAACAAAAAGAATTGGCAGACCAGTGTAAGAGTTCTGGTGTAAATATAAGTGATAATTATAAAGCTATAATAATTGCCCAGTTGAAAAAAATACATGATTTAGTTAAAAAATCAACCACACAGCATTTAGAGATGTATTATAAGACTTTTTCTATGTTTTTAAATAAAACAATAGAAATTAAAACCTCACCCGAGTGTTTCACAATGGCAAAATATAGTATTACTAGTTTTGATAATATCATATTTTATTATTATTTATATTTATTATATAATAAATTATTAATAGAAATATTGGAAATTTATCAAACATATTTACAGTCACTATCAGACCCTGATGTAATTTATAATAATGATATGTCGCTAAAGAAAATTAACACAAGATTAAAAGAGTATTTAACATGTTTTGAATATGAATTAATAAAGCAAGAAGTAAATCAGGAAGAATATAAAAAGATCATAGATTTTTTAACTATTATGATAATGAAATTATTTAAAATGCAATATCAAGCTACTAATGAACAATTTTTATTAAATCCAGCTTTAAATTTTAACAAAAAATCCATAACAAGTACACCCGGTACATCTGGTACATCTGGTACATCTGGTACACCCGGTACACCCGGAAAAAAATATCCATCAGTTGAAGTTCTGGAGCCGATTACTAAAGTATTGACTTCTAATAATGTTAAGCCAGAAGAAATTATAATAACTTTTTCTTTACTTGCTTGTGCAGTTCAAGGTAGTATTATGTCTACTTTAAGTACTTTTAAAAATAAAATAAAGAATTTAGTCTATAAAAAAATAGAAGGTTTAGAAGGTTTATTTATAAAATTATTTAAATTTTTATATATAAAAAAATATTTTATTAATTTATATAATAAATTAGTTACCACAGAGGATAATGATAATGTTACGGCTCAGATTATACTGAATGAACTTGGAAAAATATATACAACGGGTTTTATGTATTTTAAATTAGAAAATTATACAATAGATAATTTTAAAAAAGATGGAAAAATAGATATGCCAAGTATTAATTCCCGCCCCATATTAAAAACATTATTTTCAGCTTTCGAGACGGTTTTATTTAATTTTTTTAAAACTAATGATACTTTTAATACAAATTTAACAGACCTTGCCAATTTTAATATAACTATGTTTCATGTGATATATAAGAAATATTTAAATCATTATAATATAATTATTTATATAATTAATAAATTTATAAATACCTATTTTATAGACACCCTCTATAAGTTTCCTTATATAGACAGTGATCAAACAGAAATAGAAAAATTAGTAGTAACAAATAAAGATATAAATAAAATAGTATTATCACTACCACCATCATCAGCACCCTCACCACCACCACCACCACCTGGAGGAGGACCACCACCACCACCACTACCACCTGGAGGAGGACCACCACCACCACCACCACCACCAGGAGCAGCACCACCACCAGGAGCAGCACCACCACCACCACCACCACCATCATCAGCACCATCATCACCACCACCAGGAGCAGCACCACCACCACCACCACCACCACCACCACCACCAGGAGCAGCACCACCACCATCATCAGCACCACCTGGAGGAGGACCACCACCACCACCACCACCACCAGGAGCAGCACCATCAGTGAAAAAAGTATCATTAACATTAGATAATCCAAAGGTTTTAGAGAAAAACTTAAATTGGAGTGATAAAGACTTTTCAGATATTGTAATAGAAATAATAAATAAATTGAAATCCTATCGTGAAAAATCAATAGCTGAGTTTAAATCTTTTATAGATACTAAAAATGACGATAAACTTTATAAATTTATATATGATACAACACTTTTAATATTAGAAAAAAACGTTGAAGATAATAATATTCCACCACCTAAACCTAGCGAAATGGTAAAAATAGAACCCGAACAGTTGGAAATGGGTGATTTTTTATTAAAAATACCAGAAGAAATATTAGAATTAAAACAAACAGGGGGTAATAAGAAAAATAAAATTATATTTATAAATAAGAGACACTTAAAAAATAACTATGCTTTAATAAAATATAAATAGTTAAAAAAAATTGAAAAATATATATAAAAAAATCTTATTTTAATTAGATAAAAAATGAGTAATACAAATAAATTAACAAAATATAAACAACGTGTATATAATTATTTAGATAAATATAGATATACTGAAGAATGTAAAGAAACACCAACACATTTATCATATGGTATATTTAGTGGTAAATTTGTATTAAATAAAGAACAATATAAAGAATTTATGAATATATATAGTGATGCAATATTAAATGGTGTGAATGAGTTTTCAATATTAGAAAAACAAAGAGAATATGCGCCAATATTAATAGATATAGATTTAGAAATACCATATGATGAAAATTTAGATTTATCAGTAACTAGACTATATGACGAATCACTAATATTAAATATAATAAAAAAATATATAACAAGTATTAATTTATATTTAGATATTCCTGAAAATAAATATAAAATAGTATTACTTGAAAAAGAAAAATGTATTATAAAAGAAGATAAAATAAAAGATGGTGTACATATAGTTTTCCCAGATATTTGTACAAATTCAAAAATAAGACATTTAATTAGACTAAATGTAATTAAATTGTGTAATGAAGAAGAATTATTTAATAGTTTTTTAAATAGTGTTGAAACAATAATTGATAAAGCAGTTGTAAGTACTAACGCATGGTTTTTATATGGTTCTAGAAAACCAAATAATATACCATATATATTAACAAAAATTTATAATAATAAATTTGAATTATTATATCATTATAAAACAGATGAAGAGTTAGATATTAAAGAAATTATAAGTTATTTATCAATCCAACGTTCACGATATAGTATTAATAAATCTTCAAAACTAAATGAAGATATTATAGAATCAGATATTGATGCAGAATGTAATAAATTAGGTATTACATATAATAAAATGGAACCTTCAAAATATGAAATTCCTGTTGGTAAAGAAGAAGAAATTAGAAAAGCAACAAAATTAGTAGGTATATTAGATGATGAACGTGCATGTAATTATCAAGAATGGATTAAAATAGGATTAGCATTACATAATATAGATAATTCATTAATTTATACATGGATAGAGTTTTCAAAAAAAGATACAAAAAAATTTAAAGCAGGTGAATGTGAAAAATTATGGAAAACAATGAAAAATCCATTAAATGGATTAGTACTAACAATACGTTCGCTTGCATTTTGGGCAAAACAAGATAATCCGAAACAATATGAAATAATAATGAAAGAAGAATTTCAAAATGTTATGCGTAAAAGTTTTGATGGAAATACACATTTTATAGCAAAAAGTGCATATGCTAAATATTCAGATAGATTTGTTTGTTCATGTATTACTAAAAATAATTGGTGGGAATTTAAAAGACATAGATGGATACGTATTGAAGAAGGATATACCTTAAATTTATTATTATCTGAAGATTTTGCAAATGAATATAATAAAGAAATAGCTAATATAACTTATAAAATTATAGAGGCACAAGGATTTGAAAAAGGGACATTACAACATAAAAGAATGGCAATAGAAAAAATAGTAGAGAAATTAATGGATGTATCATTTAAAAAAAAAATAATAGAAGAATGTAGATATATTTTTTATGATAATAAATTTGAAGAAAAATTAGATAGTAATATACATTTAATAGGTTTTGATAATGGTGTATATGATTTAGAAAATGCGCAATTTAGGGAAGGACGTCCGGATGATTATATTACATTAAATACAAATAATGAATATCATAAATGGTCTATTAATAATCCTTATAATAAAGAACTATTTAATTTTTTCAGTCAACTATTTCCAAATGAAATAGTTAGAAAATATTTTATAACAGCATTATCTACATGTTTATCTGGTGAAACTAAAGAAGAAAAATTATATATATTAACTGGTTCTGGTTCTAATGGTAAATCATTAACTATGGATTTAATGTATAATGCATTAGGAGAATATTATATGTCATGTCCTATTACAATTATTACAATGAAACGTGGTAAATCTAATGAAACATCACCAGAAAAAGTACGGATGAAAGGACGTAGATGTGGAGTTTTTCAAGAAACTGATGATGGTGAAAAATTAAATGTTGGTGTTATGAAAGAATTTACAGGTGGTGATAAAATTTTAGTTCGTGACTTATTTAAAAATTCAAATGAAATGATAGAATTTAAACCACAAATGAAATATTTTTTAACATGTAATCAATTACCTACAGTACCATCAAATGATGATGGTACATGGCGACGTTTAAGAGTAATAAATTTTTCTTCAAAATTTACAGATAATCCTGTAAAAGACAATGAATTTAAAATAGATACAAAATTAAAACAAAAAATAGGAAATTGGGGATCAGTATTTATAAGTTACTTAATATATATATATAATACTGAATATAAATCAATAAATTATTTAAAAGAACCTATAGAAGTAATGACAAGCACACAACAATATAAAATGGAAAATGATTATTATACAGAATATTATCGTGATTGTTTAATACTTACTGATAATGAAAATGATATATTAAAAATAGATGTAATATATGATAACTTTAAGCATTGGTATAAAGATAATTATAATAATTTAACAATACCAAAAAAGACAGAATTAATTAAAGAATTAAATAAAATAATTGGTGATAATTATGATAAACAATATTATAAAAAATTATCTTTTAAAATTGATGTTGCAGAGGAAGATAATGATTTAGACTAAAAAAAATTGAAATTAAAATTATATATATGTTTTAAATAATATTTAAATATTAAAAAATGGGTTTAATTGTAGATGAAAATATATTGAAACAATTGTCTGCATTGGGTGCAATAAAAATAATGCACTCTAACAACTCAAATAACTTATTTGTATATACAGATGAATCAAAACCTAATTGTTCATCTAAATCAAATAGTTTTATTAAAGCTACAAAATATTAATTTTATTTAAAAACTTTAAATAATAAATTTTTAAATAATAATATATATATATATTTATATATATAATGAAAAAAAATTTTTATCCATTACCAATAATATATGAAACAACATATAAATATTTAGATGTAAATAAAGATAAAAACCTACGTGAATTAGTAGTAAATAATATTTTTAATATTATAAAAAATAATAATAAATATAATTTATCTGAAGAAGAATTAAAAAAAAAAATTTATAAAAAACTTCATAAATTTATAAAATTAACAAATATAAATTGGTATGATATTAAATACTATGAAAAAGACATAATAAAATTATTTATTTAGTTTTTTATAATTAAAAAATTATTTTATTTAGTTTTCTTTATAATTAAAAAAAATATAATATTTAAAAGTTATTCATTAAATTTTAAATATTATTTATTTATTTTTTATAATTAAAAAATTATTAATTATTTTATTTAGTTTTTTATAATTAAAAAATATAATATTTAAAAGTTTTATTTCTAATAAAATAATTAATTGGAAATAATAAAAATTATATTTTATAAAATTATATTAAATGATAAAAGTTATATTTAATGGGAAATAATTAAAATTATATTTTGTAATAAGTTATATTTAATGATAAAATAATTAAAATTATATTTTGTAATAAGTTATATTTCATGATAAAATAATTAAAATTATATTTTTTAATAAGTTATATTTAATGGGAAATAATAAAAGTTATATTTTATAAAATTATATTTAATGTTAAATAATTAAAATTATATTTTTAATAAGTTATATTTTATAAAATTATAAAAGTTATATTTCATAATGAAATAATTAAAATTATATTTTTTAATAAGTTATATTTAATAGGAAATAATTAAAAGTTATATTTTATAAAATTATATTAAATGATAAAAGTTATATTTCATGATGAAATAATTAAAATTATATTTTTTAATAAGTTATATTTTATGGAAAATAATTAAAAGTTATATTTTATAAAATTATATTAAATGATAAAAGTTATATTTAATGGGGGAATAATTAAAATTATATTTTTTAATAAGTTATATTTAATGGGAAATAATTAAAAGTATTTTATAAAATTATATTAAATGATAAAAGTTATATTTTATAAAATTATATTTTTTAATAAGTTATATTTAATGGGGAATTATTAAAATTATATTTTTTAATAAGTTATATTTTATAAAATTACATTTTTTAATAAGTTATATTTAATGGGAAATAATTAAAATTATATTTTTTAATAAGTTATATTTTATAAAATTATATTTTTTAATAAATTATATTTAATGGAAAATAATTAAAATTATATTTTTTAATAAATTATATTTAATGGAAAATAATTAAAATTATATTTTTTAATAAGTTATATTTTATAAAATTATATTTTTTAATAAGTTATATTTTATAAAATTACATTTTTAAATAAGTTATATTTAATGGGAAATAATTAAAATTATATTTTTTAATAAGTTATATTTTATAAAATTATATTTTTTAATAAGTTATATTTTATAAAATTATATTTTTTAATAAATTATATTTAATGGAAAATAATTAAAATTATATTTTTTAATAAGTTATATTTAATGGGAAATAATTAAAATTATATTAAATGATAAAAGTTATATTTAATGAGAAATAATTAAAATTATATTTTTTAATAAGTTATATTTTATAAAATTATATTAAATGATAAAAGTTATATTTCATGATGAAATAATTAAAATTATATTTTTAAATAAGTTATATTTTAAAAAATTATATTTTTAAATAAGTTATATTTAATGGGAAATAATTAAAATTATATTTTTAAATAAGTTATATTTAATGGGAAATAATTAAAATTATATTTTTAAATAAGTTATATTTAATGGGAAATAATTAAAATTATATTTTTTAATAAGTTATATTAAATGAAAAATAATTAAAATTATATTTTTAATAAGTTATATTTTATAAAATTACATTTTTTAATAAGTTATATTTTAAAAAATTATATTTTTAAATAAGTTATATTTAATGGGAAATAATTAAAAGTTATATTTTATAAAATTATATTAAATGATAAAAGTTATATTTAATGGGGGAATAATTAAAATTATATTTTTAATAAGTTATATTTAATGGAAAATAATTAAAATTATATTAAATGATAAAAGTTATATTTAATGGGAAATAATTAAAATTATATTTTTTAATAAGTTATATTTAATGGGAAATAATTTTTATAATAAAATAATTAAAGTTATATTTTATAAAATTATATTAAATGATAAAAGTTATTCATTAATTTTTTTAATAATATAATTAACACATTCCATATAAAATTTTATATCATTTATATTAGGTAAGTTAATATAATAATCAATATATTTATTAATATATTTAAGAATTATATCTTTTTTATGTTTTAAAAGTGTTTCAGATTCTAAAGGCCATTCATTAGAAAATAATATTAAAATAATATTATTAATAATTATTTTATTAATTTCAATTATATTAATATTATTTAACATCCATGCATCAAAAACATGTATAATAATATATAAATTTATATCATTAATATTTTTATTAATCCATATATTTAAATCTTCAATAGTATTAATGTTATATGATTTTAATAAAAATTCGGAATTTATTATTATAGGTAATTTAAATGATGTATTATCCTGCATATTTAAGTTATTTAAATATTTAAATTTTTCACTATAATTAATTTTATTATCATTAATAAAACGTTTCATTTAATACATAATTATAGAAAATAATTAAAGAAAAATTTTTTATTAAAATAAATATGAATAATTTATTAAATGATGAGGATTTAAGTGATGAAAATATAGAGAGTGAAAGTATATCAAGTGATGAAAATATAAATATAGAAGAACAAAATTTAGATTTAAATAATAATATAATAAAAAATTATAATATTATATATAAATTAGGTCATGGGTCATATTCTATAGTATGGTTAGTTTATAATGTTATAAATGATACTTTTTATGCTTTAAAAGTTCAAAATCCAAAGGAATATAAAGTTGGACTTGAAGAAATAAATTTCGTTAAAAAATTACCAACAAAACCAAATGTTTTTAATAATTTAATAGAATATTTTGTAGAAGAAAATAATAATAAAAAATATTTATGTTCTATATGGGATTTACATTTTGGTAGTTTAGATAATTTAATACGAAATGGAAAGTATAATAATGGATTACCAATAAATTTAATAAAAAAAATAATGAATCAATTAATTATAGGAATTAATATATTACATACTAATTATAAAGTATTTCATGGAGATATTAAAACAGATAATATATTAATAAAAGGAATAAATCCAAAAGATGAATATATAATAAATAAATATAAAGAACAAAATTTTATGGATAAATATAAAAAGGAATTAAATAATTTAACATTAAATAAAAAACAAAGATTTAAATTAAGAAAAAAAATTCATAATGAAATAATGAATAATATAGATATAGATATTAAAATAAATAATTATGATGTTGAATTTAATGATATAAATATATGTATTGCTGATTTTGGTACTTTTTGTGATGAAGAACAACATTATGATACTCCATTTGGAACTAGATATTATCAAGCACCTGAAATATTATTAATGGGTTCTTGTTCTTATGAAGTAGATATCTGGGCTTTAGGTTGTACATTTTATGAATTATTAAGTGGTCAAATATTATTTAATCCAATAAAAGATAAAAATTATGATCGTACATATTATCATTTATGTTTAATTAATGATACCTGTGGAAAATTTCCATTAGATTTTTTAAAATTAACTAAATATTATAAAAAATATTTTACAAATGATGGTAATATTATTGATTATAATACACAAGAAGATAGATTAACTAGAAAATTAAATAATATAAATTTTAATATTGATAGTAATAATTATAATATATGTAAAAATATATTAATTAATACTTTACATATTAATAAAAAAAAAAGATGTAAGTTAGTTAATATTTTAGAAGATATAAATAAATTAGTTTAATATATTTTTTACTTTAATATAATTTGTATAATATTCACTATTTTTATTTATAAATAAATAATCAGCATCGGGACCATTATTACATATAATTTCAATAAATTCAAAATCTAAATCTAATATAAATGGTAATAAAGTATTTACTTTAGGTGCATTTTCATTATAATCATGATGTTGTATTTCTACAATTAAAAAATCTGTATGTTTAATAATTTCGGGACTACCTTTTATAATATCATATTCTGCACCTTGAACATCCATTTTTATTAAATTAGGTAAATTAAAATCTAATGTATTAACAACTGTAGATAATTTTAATGTTTTTCTTGATGTTTTTGTATTTTCATTATGAAATTCAATAGATTTAACATGTCCAATTTCTTTATAATAACTATTACCACCAATATTATCAGGATGTTCATAAAAATCAACAGTTTTATTATCTTCATCACTTAAAACACCAATAAAATGTTTATGATCATTATAAAATATTCTATTATATTCATAAGCATCAAATAAATATATTATACTTTCAGGAAATACCATTTTAGCGAAATTTGTCCAATGTAATACCGCTGAACCTATATCATATATATATTTTGGATAAAAATTATAATCATTTTTTAATTTTATTAATACCGATAGATGAATCTTCGGCATTAATTGTATATTATTATATATATTTGATGCTTTTGAATATATTAGGTCTAATGTTGCTAAGTCATTTATCATTAATATATATATATAAATATTATTTAAATATTATTTAATTAAAAAAAATTGATTTAAAAACTTAATATAATACAAATTATTAATATTAATAAAAATGATTGTAATAAAAAGAAATAAAGAATCAGAACCAGTATATTTTGATAAAATAACACATAGAATAAAAAATTTAATAAATCCTGTAGAATTACAAAATATAGTATTACCATATATGGATATATCAAAAGAAATAATATTAGATCCTGTATTAGTAGCTCAAAAAGTTGTAGCTAGTATATATTCAGGAATAACTACAGAAATATTAGATATTGAAGCTGCGGAAATATGTATAAATTTATCAACAATAAATCCAAGTTATGCATATTTAGGAGGAAGGATATTAATATCAAATTTACAAAAAAAATTAAAAAATAAAACATTTTTAGATAAAATAAAACAAATAGCAAATGAAACAGAATTAATAGATAAAGAGTTTTTAAGTTTTGTAATAAGAAATGAAGAATATTTAAATAATATAATAGATTATAATCGTGATTATTTATATGATTATTTTGGTTATAAGACTTTAGAAAAAGCATATTTAATAAAAGTAAATAATATAGTTTATGAAACACCACAAGATTTATTATTACGTGTAGCAATAACATTAAATTATAATGATTTAAAATTAATAAAAGAAACATATGATTATATGTCATTAGGATATTATATACATGCAAGTCCTACATTATTTAATTCAGGAACAGTAAATCCACAGTTATCATCATGTTTTTTATTAGGTACAAATGATTCATTAGATTGTATAAGTGAAACATGGAATTCATGTGCACAAATATCAAAATGGGCAGGTGGAATTGGATTACATGTATCTAATATAAGATCAAAAAATAGTTTAATAAAAAGTACTAATGGATTATCAAATGGATTAGTACCATTTTTACAAGTATTTAATTATATAGCAAGATGGATAGATCAAGGTGGAAGGCGTCCAGGATCTATAGCTATATATTTAGAACCACATCATCCTGATATTTTTGAATTTTTAGATTTAAGAAAAAATTTTGGTGCTGAAACAGAACGTGCAAGGGATCTTTTTTATGCATTATGGATTTCAGATTTATTCATGAAACAAGTTGAAAATGATGATGAATGGTATTTATTAAATCCAAATACATGTCCAGGGTTATGTGATGTTTATGGAGATGAATATGAAAAATTATATTGGAAATATGTTAAAGAAAATAATTATAAAACAAAAATTAAAGCAAGACAATTATGGATGGTTATATTAGATACACAAATAGAAACAGGAATGCCATATATAGGTTTTAAAGATCATATAAATAAAAAATGTAATCAAAAAAATTTAGGAACTATAAAATCATCAAATTTATGTCATGAAATAACTCAGTTTTCTAATCATGATGAATATGGTGTATGTAATTTAGCTTCTATTTCATTAAAATCATTTATTAAACCATATATATTTAATAAAAATGATAAATGGAAAGTTTATTCTAAATTAAATTGTAAATATTGTAATTATACTAAAGACTTTTTAAAATATAATAATGTTATTTTTGATGAAATTTTAAATTTTGAGTTACCTAAAGGATCTACATATCCACAAATATTTATTAATGATGATCTTATTGGTGGATGGAATGAATTATATAAATTTACAGCTGCAACATTTGATTATGACAAATTATATAATGTAGCATATATAGCAACCAAAAATTTAAATAGAGTAATAGATATAAATTATTATCCAATTATACAATCCAAAATATCAAATTTTAAACATAGACCAATAGGATTAGGTATTCAAGGATTAGCTGATACATTAGTATTAATGAAAATAAAGTTTGATTCAGAAGAATCATTAGAATTTAATGAAAAAATAATGGAAACAATATATTTAGCATCTGTAACAGCCTCAAATGATTTAGCATTAGAAAGATATGAAGATATGAAATTATTAATAAATCATTTAAATGTAAATAAAATAGATTATCCTGAGTATTATGATAAAAATTATAATTTAATAAATATAGAAATAAATAAATTATATCATAAATTAAGTCCAAATAAATATGAATTAACACTAGATATTAATAAAACTATAATCGGTGCATATTCTACATTTGAAGGTTCACCATTATCAGAAGGTAAATTCCAATTTGATTTATGGAATAAAGAACCAAAATATTATAAAGAAAAATGGGATATTTTACGTGAAAAAGTGAAAAAATATGGAATAAGAAATAGTTTATTAACAGCATTAATGCCAACAGCTTCAACTAGTCAAATATTAGGAAATAATGAATGTTTTGAATTTTTTACAAATAATATTTATACAAGAAAAACACAGGCAGGAGATTTTGTATTAGTAAATAAATATTTAGTAAATGATTTAATAAAAATAAATATATGGTCTCAAGAGTTAAAAAATAAAATTATATATTATAATGGTTCTATTCAAGATATAAATGAAATACCAACTAATATAAAAGAATTATATAAAAATATATGGGAAATTAAACAAGTATGGGTATTAAATAATGCATTTAAAAGATCACCATATGTAGATCAAGCACAATCAATGAATATATTTATAGCAAAACCAGATTATCAACGTTTAAATTCATCACATTTTTGGGCTTGGCATAATGGATTAAAAACAGGAATGTATTATTTACGTACACGTCCAGCCGCTAATCCTATTAAATTTACAATTGATCCTAATTTAGAAAAATCCTGTGATGTTTGTTCTGCATAAAATAAAAATTAATATTTAAAAAAATGTTAATAATTATAATAAATGGCATCATTAACACATAAAAAAAAACATGTTAAAAAAAAAATTAATGAATTTGTTATAAAAATAGATTCTGAAAATCAAGAATATGCGGAAGTTATTGGTCCTAAAGGAAATACACGTTTTGAAGTAAAATTAATTAAAAATAATGAATTAATAAATGTAAAATTAAGAGGTGCATTAGCAAAAGGACCAAAAAAACAAAGAATTGAAAAAAAAGATATTGTTTTATTACATCCAGATGTATCAACAACTGATAATGATAAATATTATATAATTCATAAATATTCTGTAGATGATATTAAAAGATTACAAAAAATGGGTGAATTACAACAATTTAATATGGATAATGATAAAGTAATAGTAATATATGAAGATGATGTATTACAAAAAAAAATAGATGATATAAAAATAGATGATAATTTTATAGATAATATTTAATTAGAAAGATTATAAAAAAAATGATTAATATAATCATATATTTTATTATTATTATAAATTTTATTATAAAAATGATTTTTATTAATACCTATATTTAATAAAATTTTATTTTTTTGTTTATTTAAATTATTAGCATAATTTCTAATATATTCACTAAATTTATATTCAGAATTATTTATTTTATTAAATAATAATTTTACAAGTGTTTTTGATTTAACATTTTCATTCAATATTTTACTTTCTAAATACCAAAAACACCATGCTAAACAAAAACCACCTATATCTCCTGACTTTATATTACTATTATTTGTTTCATCTGATACACTTTGAAATCCATTAGAATTCATAAAATATTTAGGTTTATAATATTTAAAATTGGTATTCCATGTTAATTCTTCTTCTAAAATTTTATCTAAATTATCATTTTTAAAATATCCATATGGTTCAAATCTTTCAATAATCATATTTTTAAAGTCATAAATAATAATATTAGCATGATATGAACCATGATAATTAATAGATAAAAACAAAAATCCAAATCTTTTATTAATAGTTGAATATTTATTTTTATGAATATTAATTAAAATATTAAGATTTGAATGAATAAAAAAATTATTACTAAGATCATCATAATAAATAATCCATGGATATATTTGATTTGGTATACTAAAAAAGTTAATATTATCAATTGTTAAATTATAATTAATATTATTATTATTTAACATGGGTAAATATAAATTATTATATTTATTATATATACATATTGTAAATAATAATATATCTATTGGTAAATTACTAAATAAATTATATCTTGCATATTTATATTTTTTTGTAATAACATAATTTTTTTTTATATTATAATTAGGTAGTGATTTATATAAATTAATCCATTTTATATAATTATCATATAAATTATTTTCTTTTAGTAATTCTTCTTTTTTATTTAAATAATTAATAATTTTATTAGTTAATTTTAAGTTAATATGAATATTATTATCAATAATAATTTTAGAGTATATATTAAAGTTAAGATTAAGTATAATTTCTAATGGTGATAGTTTAAATATATTAACTTGATGCCATGAATTAGAATTTTTAAATTTATTTAAAATTTTAATTGTAAAACTATCATCAATAAAATCATTTATTCTATTAATAAGAATAATATGTATAATATTATTTAAATAAAAATTATTCTGTTTTTTATAGTATTTATTATCAGTTTTTAATATATAATTAATTAATAATTCAATAACATTAATATCTACAGAATGTTCTATACATATATCAATAATTGATTTTCTTGTTCTACTATCAAACATATCAAAAATAAATTTCCTTTCAATTAAATATTTTATAATATTATTATTTGGTCTATATTGAATAATATAATGTATAAAATTACTATAAATATAACCTAAATAATTTATTTTCTTATTAGTATATAAATTAAATATATTAATTAATTCATTTTCATTAATATTATTATTTCTAATTAAACTGTATAATATAAGATTAAAATTTTTAATAAATGGAAATTTTAATAAAACTAAAATATTTTTATAACTAGTTTTATATAATAATTCTTTTAAAATATTATTATTTAATAAATATTTCCATTTTATATTATTATTATATTTTTTTATTAATTTAATAATATCATTTATATCTAAAAAATCAACAAATGTATAATCATCTATATTTTTATTATATATATATTCATTATAATTTTCTATTAAATAATATAATATTTTAAAATTTTTATCATGTGCCGCTAAATGTATACCATTTAAATTATAGTTATTTTCAATATATATTGGAAATCTAATTAATTTTAATCCTTCTAAATTATTTAATAGTATTAAATAATGAAATAAATAATTATTATTATATAATGGTTTATTTATATTATAATTATTTAAATCTTTAATTTTCTTAATATTAATTATTTTATTATAATTAATTTTCATTATAATAATTATTATAATAATTATTTTAATATATAATATTATAATATATATGTCAGAAAGTATAGATTACTTAAAAATACTAAAAAAAATACCTTTAATTATTAGTCAGGTTCTTCTAATTCATTAATAGGTAATGGAATATGTAATGGTGAAGAAGTTTATTTTAAAATATTTACTAATAGTAAATCATTAGGATTATTATATGAAAAACAAGTATATGAACATTTAAAGTTAACTCTAACTGATACAGATATAGCACATTTTTTTGTTAAACCATTATATACATTTGAATTAAAATATCCATCAACAAGTAGTACACTTAATAATATAATTGGAAAATTAATAAAAACAAAACGTTTAGACAATGTTACAACAATATATGGTATTATAACAAAAAATCATTCAGGAACAAATTTAAATGATATAATAATATATTTATTAAATAATTTATCAGTAAATTTAATATACATATTATTTTTTAATTTATTATATATGATATATCTATTAAATATTAAATTAAACTTATATCATAATGATTTACATTTTAATAATATTATTTTTGTAGAAGAAGAACAAACAATTAATTATAATTTTAATGATATTAAATTTACAAACAAAAATAATTATACATTACGTGTTTATGATTATGATTATTCATATTATGAATCATTAGGAAATAATCCAATGATTATTGATGAATTATGTTTAGAAATATATGGTGTATGTAATAAAAAAACAAATAAAGATCTCTGGACATTAATTGTTAGTACAATTTTATTATTAAAAAATGATACATTAAATACAACTACAAAAGGTGTACTAAAAAAAATAATAAAAATATTAACTAATAATATGAATGATACAGAATTAGATATTATTATAGATATAATATTAAATATAGACGGTATACATAAACATAGATTATGTGATATAGATATAATAAAAAAAATATATACAGAAACATGTGGTAATGATATAAAATCATTAAAAATAGAAGAAATAATAAATTTATATTATAATACTTTTATAATATCAGATGTAAAACGAACACAACAAAAATATTTAAAATATAAAACAAAATATTACATGATGAAAAAATTATTTTAAAAAATAATTATTATGTTAATAATATAAATGGAAAAATATGGTGTCTGTAAATTTAATAATATAATGGGGATAACATGTTATATGAATTCAATATTACATATTTTACAACAAATACCAATTTTTGTTAAATATATAATAAATTTATCAAATTTAAATAATAATCATATAATTTATGAATTAAATAATATATTAATAATAAGTCATACAAATGAAGATCAAATAATAACACCAAATAATTTTAAAAATAAAATTGGTAAAATTAATAATATATGGAATGAATTTAATCAACAAGATTCACAAGAATTTTTAAATTTTTTAATATCACAGATAGTAGAAGAACAAGGTAGAAAATGTAAATTTATATAAAATTATAAAAATATAGAATTAAATAAAAAAGTTAATAAAAAGATAATATTAGAAAAATTGATAGGATATAAAAGTTATTATAATTATAAATTAACTGAATATTCATATTTAAAAGAAATATTTTATGGATTAATAAAAAATGAAAAGATTTGTAGTTGTTGTAATACAAAAACTTTTAATTATGATTCATATATAACATTACCATTATCAATAAATAATAATATTAATGATATATATGAATGTTTTAATTTATTAATAATAAAAGAAAAATTAGATAATAATAATAAATTAGATTGTAAATTTTGTGGTAAAATTAATAATGGATATACACAATCATTATTATGGAAAACACCTAAAATTTTAATAATTCATTTAAAAAGATTTGATATTAATTTTAATAAAATAAATAAAAATATATCTTATCCAATAGAAAATTTAGATTTATTAAAATATTTTGATATAAATAGTCCATTTAAAGATAATAGTAAATATAATTTACTAGGAATAAATTTACATTATGGAACAACAAATTATGGACATTATACATCAATAATAAAAAATATGTATAATAAAAAGTGGTGTTTATATAATGATCATAACGAAGTATTAATAATAAATGAAAATAATTTAGTAAATGAGAATTCATATTTATTATTTTATGAGTTAATTAGTTAATATAAATTAATAAATAATTACTAATATAATTTATTTTATAATTAAAATCAGCAAATTCTTCAATATCATAATTATAAGGTAATTTAAAATAAATTAAAATATTTTTATTTTTATTTTTAATAGTTTTAATAATATCATATAAACTATTATCATCAATTTTAATTTTAATTTTTTTTTTATCTTTATAACCAGGTCCGCCCCATGGTGGATCAAAAAAGATAATATCATAATCAATATTTAATTTATTAATACAATTATCATTAATAATAGTAACATTATTAATATTATAACATTCTAAATTATTTTTTAATATATTATACCTAATTTCATTAATTTCAATAGATATAATATTTTTAAAAAATTTAGCAAATGAAATAGTATTACCACCAATACTAGCCATAGCATCAATTAATATTTTATCATTATTATTATTATTATCATTTAAAATAATATTAGATATAATTTCAGCATCATCAGGTAAAGTAATAGACCATAAACCTTCAATATCATATTTTAAATTATTATAATTTTCATTAAATGGAAAAATTTTATTCATTTTATATATTAATTATATTTAAATTTTTATTATTTAAATATAATCTTTATTAATATGAATATTTATGGAGCAATAGGATATACATTATTAAAAAATAATAAAACTAAAAATAAAGTAATAATATTAGCTGATATGCATGATAAATTAGATTTATGTAATAATCCAATATTAATTACAGAATGGTTTAAAAAAAAAATAAATTCAAGTATAATATTATTAGAAGAAGTACCCCGTGAAGAAGTAAAATTAGAAGAATTATGGACAGAATCAATACATACAAATTTATTAAAAAATTTATTTTTAAATAATAAAGATATAATAAAACCTATAGATATAAGACCATTAATAATATTATTTAGTTTAGAATATTATAAAGATAGTATTAATATAACATTAAGTGAATATTTAAATAAAATAGATTTATTTTTTAAATTTGAAAATGAATATATAAAAAATAAAGTGTCATGTTTTTCAGAATCATTAATATTAAATACATTATTAGGAAATCATTTTTATAAATTAAAGTATATAAATTATTATATATTTTTAGAAAAATACAAAGATAAATTAAATAAATTATTAATAGATATTTATGATCCAGAGTTATATTATGATTTTGATAATTTAATAAATAATATAATGGAGTGGTATATATGTGCTAATGTTATATTATTTGAAAATAAATCAATAATAATACATACAGGTTTATTACATTCAGAAAAAGTAGTAGATTTATTAGTAAATAGTTATGATTATTCAATAATTTATACAATAGGAATAAATAAAATACAAGAACTAGATGATAAAAATTATGGATGTGTAAAAATTCCAGAAATAATAGATAAAAATTTTTAAATATTATTATATAATAATATTTAATGAAATATAATAAATTAAAACTTACAGATAATATAAAAAATATAAAAGAAATTTTTAATAGTCATATAAAAAAAAATATTTTGAAATATCAAATAATGATATATTATTACAAATTTTATGTGATGAATATCAATTTTTAACATGTAGTTTATATTCATTATTTTTTCGTCCACATGTTTCAAATTATACAATACCATATATATCTAATTATAATGATATATTAACAATAAAAAATAATAATACATATATAAATGATTATATATTTTATCCAATAGGAAAATATTATAGATTTGGAATAAATTCAGCATTTTATTATTTTTATTTAAATATAATTGATAAATTACCAAAAAATTCAGAATCAGTTATTGTTCAAGTAATAGGACCATGGGAAATATATAATAATGAATTACATTTATTTTTTGAATTAGAAAATATATTAGAAAAAACAAATAATTGTAAAGTAAAAACAATATTTTTATTAATAACATATGGTGAGAAAATAAAATATGATAAAGTTATAATAGATAATAATGAAAATTTAAAAAAAGATTATATAATAATAAATTGTGATAATTATAAAAATTTAGATAATATTAAAAATTTTATAGGATCTACAAATAATATATGTGTTGATGTAATAAATTTATATTCAACAAAATCATGTTATAATGAAATAGCAACATTACCATTAAAAATATTATTATATAATAAATTATTAAAATGTTTAAATATAAATGGAAATTTATACATAAATAATAAAACATTTTTATTTTATAAACCAACATTTCAGTTTTTACATACAATTTATAAAAAATTTGAAAATTTTGAAATTTTAAAAAATAATATTGTATTTTTACATTTTGGTATTTTAAAATTTTCTAACTTAAAAAAACCTATTAATAATATATTTTATAAATTAATTACTACATATATTGATTTAGATCCATATTTAGGACAAAACTTTTTACCAAAAAGTAAATATAACTTACTTTTTTGTATTGATTTAGAAAAAAAAATTAATAAACCAAATACAGTTATATTAATTAAATCTATTAATAAAAAAAAAATTTCTAATAAATTTATTAATATCTTTAATAAAGCATATATTAAATATAATAAATTTATTTCAAATTATTATAATAAATATTTATTTGTTAATTCTATTCTTATTAGTAATGATATTAATAAAAAAAAAAAAAATATTAATAATATATTAATTAATAATATTTTTAAATGTATTGAATATTGTAAAAATAATAATATAGAAATTAATGATATTTATAATAATTTAAGTATACCCAATAAATTAGAAATTGTTCAAAAATATTTCCCAAAAAAAAATATTGATTATAATAAATTAGAAATTTCTATTGATTCTAATTTCTCTATTTCTAATACTTTTGATTTAACTAGACTTTCTAAATTAATTATTAATAATAATAAAAATATTAAATATATTATTGATGGTAATAGTAATATAGGGGTTGGTTCTATTGTATTTTCTGAATATTTTAATAAAGTTTTTGCTGTTGAATATATTGAAAATACATTTTTAAAATTAAAAAATAATATTATTATTTATAAATTAAATAATATTATCCCTTTTCATGATGACATTATTAGATTTATGAATGATAATAAACTATTATCTTCTATAAATTTTAATATTAATAATTTTTGTTTATTTTTAGATCCACCATGGAGTGGATATTTTTATAAAGTTGAAAAAAATGTTGATCTTTTTTTAAATAATATAAATATTATTGATCTTATTGTAAAAATGAATATTAAATTTATTTATATTAAAGTTCCTTATAACTTTAATTTCTCTTATTTATATAATAATTTTAATAATATTACTATTTATAAATTTACACAATATTTTATTATATATATTATTAAATAATTATTTATTATTTATTAAATCTTTTATTGATAAATTATTATTATTTCTTATTTTTAATATATTATTATTTAAATTTAAATTATTTATTAATATATTATTTTTATTATTTAATATAATATATAAATGTAAACATGTATTTCTTTCACTATTTTGAATATTTAAATAATTATAATTTAAAAATTGTTTTATATAATATAATGAACAATATGAAAATAAATAATGGTAACAATTATTATTATTATTATTTTGAATTAATAAATAATTATTAATATTATTTATTAATTTTAAATTATTTAACATTAATGTATTATTAAAACTAAAAACACAATGTAATGGTGTATCACCATTATTATTTTTATCTAATAATAGTTCATTTAATTTATTATAATTAATAAATAAATATATAATATTTTTATTAATATATTTATCACTACATATAAAATGTAATATATTATAATTCATATATTCACTTTTTTTTAATAAAATATTTAATGATTTATCATGTAATAATATATATTTTATTATTTCTATTCTATTATATCTTATAACTTGAACTAAAAAATTATATTCTATTAAATTAATACATTCTTCAAATATAATTAATTTTTCTATTATATCCCATTTATTTTCATAAAAATATTTTTGAAATAATAATTTATAATTTATATTATTATATGTTATAATATATTTATTATTTAATAAATATAATAAATTATTATTTATATTTATTAAATATAATTTATTAAAATTTTTATATTGTAATTTTATATATTCATTATATATATTATATTTAATATCTATATTTATATTTAAACTATTAATTATATATTTATATATACTATTTGTTAATATATTTTTATTATTATATAATTCTCTCACTTTATTAAACTTTTTTTTTATTACATTAAATTTATATAAATCCATCTTTATATAATTTTAAATATATTAAATTATAATTTTTAAATATCAATTTTTTTTTAAATAAAATTGAAATATTATTATTTTAATATATTATATTAATATATTTATTTAATAAAATGTCTAAAAATGATTTTGTAAATTTAGCTTTAAATTGTGAATATTTTAATGATTTTAATAAAATGGTTGACTATTATTTAACTGCTATTAAATATAATAATACTACTGCAATGTTTAATTTAGCTTTATATTATGAAAAAACAAATGATATTGAAAAAATGTTAAAATATTATTTAATGGCTTGTGAAAATAAACATTCTAATGCAATGTTTAATTTAGCTTTATATTATGAAAAAATAAATGATATTGAAAAAATGTTACACTATTATTTAATGGCTATTGATAATAATAATAGTAATGCAATGTATGGATTAGGAACATATTATGAAAAAATAAATAATATTGATAATATGTTAAAATATTATTTAATGGCTATTCAATATAAACATATTGAAGCAATGTTTAGTTTAGGTTTATATTATGAAAAAATAAATGATAAAGAAAATATGTTGAAATATTTATTAATGGCAATTGATTATAAACATATTGAAGTTATGTTTTATTTGGGTTATTATTATCAAAAAAATAATGATATTGATAATATGATTAAATATTATACTATGGCTACTGATAATAATCATTCTAATTCAATGAATAATTTAGGAATTTATTATGAAAAAATTAATGATATTGATAATATGTTAAAATATTATTTAATGGGTATTAAATATAATAATAGTTGTTCTATGTTTAATCTTGGATTATATTATGAAAAAATTAATGATATTGATAATATGATTAAATATTATTCTATTGGATGTGATAATTATAATGTTAGTTCTATGTACAATTTAGCTAAATATTATGAAAATAATAATAATAATGAAAAAATGTTACACTATTATTTAATGGCTATTGATAATAATCACGTTGATTCTATGTATAATTTAGCTCTTTATTTTCAAAAAAATAATAATATTGATAATATGAAAAAATATTATATTATGGCTTGTAATCATAATTGTGTTAAATCTATGTATAATTTAGGTATATATTATAAAAATGTTTCTGATTATGATAATATGATTTATTACTTAAAAATTGCTAGTCAAAATAATAATAGTTCCGCAATGTATCAATTAGGTAAATATTATTATTATAATAAAAATTTTGAAGATATGCTTAAATATTATTTAATGGCTGTTGATCTTAAAAATAATAAAGCTATGTATAAATTAGGAGAATATTATAATTTATATTATAATGAAGAAGAATCTTTGAAATATTTCTTATTAGCTGTTAAAAATGATAATCCAAAAGCAATGGTTAGATTAGGTAAATATTATGAATCAAAAAGAGATACAGAAAATATGATAAAATATTATTTAATGGCAATAGAAAAAAATAATTGTTGTGCTATATATAATTTAGGATTATATTATAATACTATAAATGATGTTGATAATATGAAAAAATATTATTTAATGGCTATTAATCATGAAACCCCTGAACCATTAGCAATGTATGATTTAGGTATATATTATAATAATATATATGAATATGATCAAGCTGAAACATATCTATTATTAATGATTGATCATTTTGATAATCATTTAGATAGTGGTTGGGGTGATTTATCATATTTGGAACAACTATCTAATGCAGAATATTTATTAGGTAATTATTATAAACAAAAAAATGAAACTGATAAAATGATTGAATATTATGAATCATCATTAGATCATGATTTTGAAAGTCCAGCTATTTATAAATTATATAATCATTATAGTAAAACAAGTAATATTGATCAAATTATAATTTTAATACAAAATTATTTTGATTGGATTGATGAAAATAATGAAGAACATGTAGAAAAATATATAAAATTAGTTTTAAATGTAGAAAAAAAATTTTTTAATCATATAGTTAATAAATATTATCGTAATAATCAAAATAATATAATATTAACAGGAATAATTATATTTTTAATAGATAAATATATTCCTAATAATAAAACAGTTAATATAATATTAAATACTTCTAATAATTATTCCACTAATAATAAAAAATTATTAATTAATACTTTAATAAAATTATATAAAAATAAATATAAAGTTTATGAATTATTAAAAAAAAATAATATTAATAATCCATTTATTAATAATGAAGAATTTGAATATTATAATAGACAATTAGAATTAAATGAAACACTGGAGGAATGTATAATATGTTTTGATAAAAATAAAATTAAAATTAAATTTAAAAACTGTAATCATGAATTATGTAATGAATGTTTTTTAAAAATGGATAAATGTTATTATAAATGTTAGTTTATTTATTATTTAATTATAAAAAAAAATATGAAATATTTATATATTAAATATATATTATTATAATTATTAATAAATGTTTAGTCAATATAATATTTCATATTCACACTTTTTTTTAGATTGTAAATTATATAATGACTATAAATTAATAAATTCATTAAATATATTACAATCTGATTATAATATAATGTTACAAGCTGTTATTAATAATGGTATTTCACTTAAATATGCTTGTAATGATTTACGTAATAATTATAATATTGTTATTCATGCTGTAACTCAAAATGGTTATGCTTTAGAATATGCGTCAGATGAACTTAAAAATAATTATAATATAGTATTATCAGCAGTCAAAAATAATGGATATGCATTAGGTTATGCATCTATAGAACTTAAAAATAATTATAATATTGTTTATGAAGCAGTAAAATCAAAAGGTTTAACATTAGAATATGCATCAGAAGAATTAAAAAAAAATTATAATATAGTATATACAGCAGTTAAATCAAATGGAAATGCATTAGGTTTTACAACTATAATAAATAAAAATGATTATAAAATAGTATTAGAAGCAGTTACTAATGAGGGTACTTCATTAGAATATGCATCATTAAATTTACAAGATAATTATGATATTGTGTTAATAGCTGTTAAACAATATGGTCAATCATTAGAATATGCATCAAAAAAATTACAAAATAATTATAATATAGTATTAACAGCAGTTAAACATGATGGGGAAGCATTACAATATGCTTCAGAAGAATTACAAAATAATTATAATATAGTATTAGAAGCAGTTAAAAATGATGGTTATGCTTTAATATATGCAAATATAACATTAACTAATAATTATACAATTGTATTAGAAGCAGTTAAAAATAATAATCGTGCCTATTTTAGTGCTTCAATAATATTAAAATATAATTATACAATAGCATTAGAAGCAGTTAAAAATAATTATGATTATTATGATTATTATGATGAAGATATATTATATTATTTACCATTAGATTTTAAAAATGATTATACAATTGTTTTAGAATCAGTAACACGATATGGGTTATCATTACAATATGCAAGTGAAAATTTAAAAAATAATTATGAAATAGTTATGGCAGCTATAACTAATGAACCATGGGCTATAGAGTTTATTTCAGAAGAAAAAAGAAATAATTTTAATATAATATTAAAAACAGTTAAAAAAAATGGTTTATGTTTACAATATGCATCTGAAAACTTAAAAAATAATTATCATATAGTATCAGAAGCATATGATAATAATATAATATCATTAAAACATGCATCAAATGAAATACTAAATAATAAAGTCTTTTTAATTGAGTGATATAATAAAAATAAAAATATAATAAAATTAAATAAATATTTAGAACAATATGATAAATTAGTAAATAATATAATAGATTTAGAATTTATAAAAGAAAATGTAAGTATATTACATTTATTAAAAAATAATATATATATATATTATTATTTATATAATAATAATCATTTTAATATAATATATGATAATGATGAAATAATAGAATATATTAAAAATAAATATAATACTTTAATATTTGCATTAAAAGATATAAATATAGAAAATGAATATAATAATGAAACATTAAAAGAACAAATAAGTAATATATTTAATAAAAAAATAGTAATATTTATTTAAAAAAATTTGAAATTTATATTTTTTATATTATATAAAATATAATAATAAAATGTTTAATTATACATTTAATAATTATTATTATATATTATATGCTATTAAACAAAATAGTTATATATATAATTATGCTTCTCAAAAATTACAAAATAATTATAATATAATATTAGAAACTATTAAACAAAATAATGAATTATATACAATAATTCCATTAAATTATCAATTAAATATTAATATTATTAAAGAATTAACAATAGATTTTAAAATAAATTTATTAAAAAATAAAATAAATAATTATGATATAATATTAAATATTATAAAACAACATGGTATATTATTAGAATTTTTATCAAAAGAATTACAAAATGATTATAATATAGTATTAAATGCTGTTACACAAAATTGTTATTCTATTTTTTTCGCTTCCAAAAAATTACAAAATAATTATAATATTATATTAAAAGCATTAGAAAGTGATTACTTTGGAGACAGTTTTAAACTTTTATCTAATAAATATAAAAATAATTATAATATAGTTTTATTAGCTGTTAAAAAATATGCTTTTTCATTACGTTATACTACACACAAATTACAAAATAATTATAATATTGTTTTTGAAGCTGTTAATAAAAATGGTTATGTATTAGAATATGCATCAAAAAAATTACAAAATAATTATAACATAGTTTTAGCAGCAGTAAAAAGTAATGGTTATGCATTACAATATGCATCAAAAGAATTACAAAATAATAATATAATAGTATTAAATGCAATTAAAACTAATAGTTGTTCTTTAATCTATGCATCAAATGAATTAAAAAATAATCCTAATTTTTTATTAAATATAATAAAAACAAATCCACTTTTATTTCAATATATATCAAATGAATTAAAAAATAATTATAATTTTGTTATTCAAATAGTTAAAATAAAAGGTTATATTTTAGAATATGTATCAACAGATTTACAAAATGAATATAATATAGTATTAGAAGCTGTTAAAACATATGGACTAGCATTACAATATGCATCAGAAAGATTACAAAATAATTATAATATAGTATTAGAAGCTATTAAAAATAATAGTTTAGCTTTAGAATATGCATCAATAAAATTACAAAATAATTATAATATAGTATTTACAGCTGTTTGTAATGTATCATATGGTAATATTATAAAATATGCATCAGAAAGATTACAAAATAATTATAATATAATATATCAATTAATAAAAACTAAAGGATATAACTATTTATATATAAAAGATAATTTTAAAAATAATTATAATATAATATTAAAAGCTATTGAAACAACTTCAGAATGTATTTTTATAAATATACCTAATAATTATAAAAATAATTATAAATTAGCTTTAATTTCAACAAAAAAAAATGCACTAACATTAAAATATATTTCTGAAAATTTAAAAAATAATAAATTATTTTTAATTAAATGTTATAATTATAATAAAGAAACTATAACATTTAATAAATTTATAAAATATATTGATAAACTAGAAAATAATATATTTGATGATATTTTTATAAATAATAATTATGATATTTTACATTTATTAAAAAATAAAATAAATATATATAATTATTTATATACTAATAAAAAATATAATATTATATATAAAAATGAATATATACATGAATATATTAAAAATAAATATAATTATATTATATTATCATTATATGATATTAATATTAATAATGAATATAATGATGAAGATATTAAACAAGAATTTATAAATAGATTTAGTAATTTTAATTTAATATTTTTTAAATAGTAATTATTCAAAAATTAAATTAAATATTAAAACAATAATAGAAACAACAAAATATAATCTTAATTTAGTTTTATTAAAATCAAAAAAGTTTTTAATAATATCCATAAAACTAGATGGATCCGGATCAATTTGTGTTTTACAATATAAACTTTTATCATTAATATGCATAAAATTAAACATCAAAATTGTAGATAATAAACCCGAAACAAATAATATTTCTCTTACATAAGGTATTATATCTAAAACAAAACTTAACATTTTAAAAGGAGGTATACTAGTAATAAAATTAATTGAATTTCCTAAACCATAACATATTAAACTATATTTTAATAAATATTTAATATATTCTAAATTAATAGGAACATTTTTACATTCAAACATAATAGTAAAATATTTATATCCAATTATACTTGCTAAAATCATAGGTATTTTTATAAATTTATTTAAATCAAAATATATTGACACTAATGTTACTACTATTGGTAATAATAAAAAAAAATTATAAGGTTTAAATTCTGGGGTATTAGGTAATGGTTTAATTATATTTGTTGTTTTCATAGTATTAAACATAATACCACCTGATATTGAACCAATTGTTGTAAATATTGGTAACATTAACCAATCAATATCACTTGAATAATTTAAATTATTAGCACGTGTATAAAATTGCCCAAAGGGTATAAATGGTATAAAATCCATTATATATATATATTATTAGATAATTTTTATAATAAATAAAAAATATATAATAATATTATAATGAATAAAAAATTTATATTTAATGAAAATGATTATTTATCTAATGATGGAATGTTAACATCAATTTGGGGTCCACCTTTATGGCATATATTACATACTATTAGTTTTAATTATCCTAATAAACCTACTGAAAAACAAAAAAAATATTATTATAAATTTTATAATAATTTAAAAAATATATTACCATGTAAATATTGTAGAGATAATTTAATGGAAAATTTAAAAAAAAATCCATTAACATTTGAAGATCTGGAAAATAGAGATAAATTAAGTAGATGGGTTTATAATTTACATGAACTTGTTAATACTATGTTAAATAAAAAATCAAATTTAACTTTTGAAGATGTTAGAGAAAGATATGAACATTTTAGATCTAGATGTTTAACTAATTTAAATTCTAATGTTGAAACTGGTTGTGTTATTCCTATGTATGGTATTAAATCAAAATGTATTCTTAATATTGTTCCTAATGATGAACGTAAAATATCATTGAAAATTGATCCAAAATGTTTAAAAAAAAAATAAATTAAATTCTATTTTAATAAAATATTTAACATTTTTATATTTTTATCCATATGTAATTTAAAATTTGTTAATGTTTCTTTTATTTCTTTTATTTCATTATCATTATTATTATTATTATTATTATTATTATTACTACCACCATTTAAAATAAAATTATTATCAATTTCTGAATTTAATTTAATAATTTTATTATTAATTTTTTTTAAATATTTTAATTTTAAATAATTTGATTCATCATTATTAACTAAATAATAAGTTAAATTATTATAATTCATTATTTTGTTTTCAATATTTTTAAATTTAATATTATAATTCATTATTATATATTATATAATAATGGAAAATAAAATAATATATCAAGATATTAAACTATTATTTAATAATTATATGAAATTTATACCAAATGAAAAATATACAAGAATAGAAAATATTAATGCAATTATTAGATTTACTATTTATATTACTATATTTATTTTAATATCTAAAAATTATAATTATATAATTATTTCTAAAATATTATTTATTATTACATTAATATTATTTTTAACTAATAATATTGATACATATGATAATATTTCACTTTCTAATTTAAATTGTGAATTACCTACTGATAATAATCCTTTTATGAATTATACCATTGGTGATTTAATTGATAAAAAAGTTAAAAAACAAGCCTGTAAATATGATGAAGTTAAAAATATTATTAACAAAAAATTTAGAAAAAATATTTATTCTGATTTATCTCAATTATGGGGTAAATTTATTTCTGATCGTAATTTTTATACTATGCCTAATACTAATATTGTTAATGATCAAACTAATTTCGCATTATGGTGTTATCAAAATATTAAATAAATATTTTCTCTAATTCAGACAAAATTTCACCTTTTAGTCTGTCATCACTACTTTCATTAATGTTTTTTAAAATTCTAAGTAAAGTTTGTGGGTCTTGAGATTTGGTATTTATATATTCATTTAATTCTACTCCTATTAAATCTCTTATATATGCATCATTATCTAATTTCATTTTTAACTGATTTATTACATTTTATAATTTATTTAAATACATAGTATTTAAAGATAATTTTACCACTTTTGAATTAAGTAAATTAATTAAATTATTTTGTTTTAAATAATTTTGATAAAGTGTTAATAATAATTTATTAACATATACAGGATTTAATTTTTCAGTTCCACCATTTAATATTAAATTATTTAAATTTTTTAATTTAATATTAATTTTATTTAAATATTTTTTTTTTAGTTTTTCATATTCTTTATTATTTAAGTTTACATTTAAACTATTATATTTATTAATTTTATATTCTAATTTTTCTAACTCTATATCAATATTCATTATTATATGTTATATTAACTTTTTATAAATTTATTAACCCCATAGGAACCCCTTTTTTCCTTCAGTTAATATTTTCTTTAGTTGGTTCCTTATATTTATAACAGTATCGGTATTTGGATCTAACTCTGATATTTGACGTAAAAAATCATTAAAATAGTTTGGTGATCCAGATATTATTCCTTCCACTTTAGTCCTTAAATCTGTTCTTTCATTATCAGCATATCTTATATAATTTATTAATTTAGAATCTCCTAATTGTGGTATTGTATTTTGCTGCTGAATTAAATATTCCTTAAACTCATCATAGTCCTTAAATAAATCCTTATACCCTTTAAATATTCTATATATTTCCTGAAACATTTGTTTGAATGATTTTTCCGAATCTATGTCTTTTAATTTATCAAATTCTAATTCATTAAATTTATTTATAAGTGTAGTCAATTTTGAATCAAATTCTGTAATCCTTGGGTTTATTTGTTTCATAATATTAGACTCCTGTTTATATAGTTGTTCAAAGATTGATATTATTTTATTATTATCTGTTGTACTATCTATTCCTTTGGATTTGAATAAGTCTGGTAACTGTTCAAAATATGTATTTGTTTGTTTAAATTTTTCAATTTCTTTTTGTTGTTGTTGATATGTTGCTTTAATTTCTTCTAATTCTTTTTTTAGTTTTTTTATTTCTTCAGATTCTGTTAATTTTTGAACACTGTTATTTAAAGTGGCTATTAATTCTTTATTTCCTTTTAATTCTGTATCTAATTTGGTTATTCTGTCATTAACCTCACTTTGTTGTTGTTGTTGTTGTAATTGTTGTTGTTGTTGTTGTTGTTGTTGTAATTGTTGTTGTTGTTGTTGTTGTTGTTGTTGTTGTTGTTGTTGTTGTAATTGTTGTTGTAATGCCTTTATTTTATTTAACTCCGTATTAAATTCTTTTAAAGTCATAGAGTAAGATTCAGTTGTTTTATTATAGTCTGTAAGTTGTGTTTGGACTACTTTTTCCATTTTTGTAACTTTTTCACTTAATGTTTTATAATTAGATATATCACTTTGTAAGGTAGTAATTAAATTAGTTACCTCTGTGTTATTGGTTTGGTGGTTCCGTAATATGCCATCTAGTTTGTTTTTTAAATCTACTTCAGTACTAGAAATTTTTAATTCTTGTGCATTAATTTTATCACTTAATTCTTTTAGTTTTTTAATATTTTGGTCATACTGTATTAATTTGTCTGATAATTTTGTAGTTATTATATCTTCAACATTTTTATGTAATTTATCTACTATAGTAGTAAATTCTTTAATTTGTTGGTCATGGGCTGCTTTATAAGTTGTTATATCTGTTCTTAAACTATCAATATTTTGTTGTGTTGAATTTCCTGTTCTAGTTTGTTTTATAAATGTGTCTAACTCTTCCTTTTGAGTAGTTTTAAAAGTTTCAATACTTGATTTTAAATTATCTAGTTCTTGTTTTATGTTTAGTGGTAATAATGCATTAAATTTTGTTTCTAAATCTTGAGTTTTCCTTTCAATTTCAGATTTAATTTGTATTATATCAGTTATTTTTTTATTTAATTCATCTGCTTCGTTTTTACTATTTGTATTTGTTATTTTTTCTTCTAAATCTTTAATTTTTAAATTTATTTTTTCTAAGTTTTGTTTATATGTACTAAAATCTTGTGTTACTTTAATATGTGATTGTAAATTTTTAATTTTATTTATAATTTCTATATTTAAATTTTTTATAATATTATCTAGTTCCTGTTTACTAATACTATTAACTTTATTTTGTTTAATAGTTTCTAATTCAGATTTAAATTTTAGTATTATTTTTTCTAATTTATTAATATGAATTTTATTAACAGATAAATTATCAACTTTTAATTTAAGTGAACTTACTTTTCTATTTTGTTCTAAATTATTAGTACTTATTAAATCTTTTAATGTTTTTAGTAATTCAATGTCTTGAATTGTACCGCCTTTTAGTATTAAATTATTTAATTTAATATTAATTTTATTAAAATATTTTTTTTTTAAATTAATAATATTTTCATTATTATTACTTAACTTATCATTTAAAATATTATATTTATCTATTTTTAACTTTAATTTTATTATTTCATTTTTAATACTCATTATATATTATAATGATAAAACAAATTTACTAAAAACTATTATTATCTTCTCCTTCTAGGTGATGATGATGATGATGATGGTGATGGTGATGATGGTGCTGGTGGTGGTGCTACTGGTTGTTGTTGTTGTGTTGATACTGATTGTTGTGCTGGTGGTGGTGCTACTGGTTGTTGTTTTTGTGTTGATACTGATTGTTGTGCTGGTGGTGGTGCTACTGGTTGTTGTTTTTGTGTTGATACTGATTGTTGTGCTGGTGGTGGGGGGACTGGTTGTTGTTGTTGTGTTGATACTGATTGTTGTGCTGATGGTGGTGGGACTGATTGTTGTTGTTGTTGTGTTGATACTGATTGTTGTGCTGATGGTGGTGTGACTGATTGTTGTTGTTGTGTTGATACTGATTGTTGTGCTGGTGGTGGGGGGACTGATTGTTGTTGTGATGCTATAGGTTGTTGTTGCATAGTTTTAATTTTAGCATCCATTTCACTTAATAATTGTTTCATTTTAACAATTTCAGCATTGTTTTCAGTTTTATATTTTTCAAAATCTTCCTTAATCATAAATTTTTGATTATTGGAAGAAACTTCAACTTTAAATTTATCTAACTCAGATTTATGTTCAGAAAGTTTAGATTGAATATATTGTTCTATCTCAGATTTTAATTTAGGCATAAGTGTTATTTTAATTTCACTTAATTCTTGTTTTATTGATTCAATAGATGATGTTGGTGTAGATGTAGTTGATGTAGTTGATGTAGTTGGTAAACTCTTGATTTTTGTTTCAAAGTCTTGTACCATTTGTTTTATTTGATCATTAATTTTTTGAACTGCATTAGTAAGTTTTGTATCAAAATCAGTTTTAATTGTAGTTATATCTATTGTTGTAGTACCTGTTGTAGTATTTGATGATGGTTGTTGTTTAATTTTTGCTTCTAATTCATTTTGAAGTATTTGAATTGCTTTACTTATTTCTGTTTTAATTGTACTCATATCTATTGTAGTAGTAGTAGTAGTAGTACTGGTAGGATTGTTTGTAGTAGATATGGGTGTAGTAGTAGTAGTAGTAGTGCTAGTACGTTGTGTAGAACTAGTATTATTTTTGTTAATTAGAGTTTCTAAAGAATTAACTTTTTGTGTTAAAGATAAGAGTTTTGTTTCTAATGTTGTTAATGAGTCAATTTTAACAGAAATATCACGTATTTTTTGATTTATTTGTATATTATTAGATGTAAGTGTATTAAGTTGTTGTGTATGTTGTTTATGTTGTTTATGTTGTTTATCCATTAAATCACTTTTTTTAGAAACAGCCGTCTGTGTAGTTAAAAATAATTTTCTTAATTGATCTAATGCTTGGCGTTGTGCATCTGTTTGTCCACCACTTAAAATAAAATTATTTAAATTTTTTAATTTAATATTAATTTTATTTAAATATTTTTTTTTTAAATTAATAAAGTCAGTATTATTATAAGAAACATTAACATAATTATTATATTTATCAATTTTATCTTTTAATTCTATAATTTCATTTTCAATATTCATTATATATAATATAATAATAAAAAAAAAATAATAAATTATATAAAATTTATACTATTTATATCGTAAATATTATATAATATTATTTTATATGATAAAAAATAAATATGTAGAAAAAAAAAAGATTATGGATTTTACACCAGGTTATTGGATATATGATACAAATAAAAATATTGATAATGAAAATAAATTATTAAAATCTAAATTAATTTCAAAAGATAAAACAAATATTATGTTAAACTCTAAATTTAAACCAAATGATTATAATGTTTTATATTTCAATAATAATAATAATAATGATAATAATGATAATTACTATTATAATATTAATAACCAACCAGGGCGTGGTTTTGGTGATTTAAATATTTCTAATAATATAAGAAATAGTAATTCATCTAGATATGATTATAAAGATTATAAAATAAATATAGAAGCACAACAATTTTTTGACTATCAATTTAATTATTTAGATAAAAACTTTCAAAATCCTGATAATATTATATTGCCTTTTCCACGTGGAGGTGATTTTACTAGAAAAACAGTACAAAATATAGTAAAAAAAAATAGTAAATTAGAATTTATATATTAAATAATTTAAAATAATATATTAAATAGTAAAATATATGGAACTAACAAATTTATTAATTAATAAAAATGAATATGAAAAATTATTTAAAGTAAAATTAAATTATAATTTTCCATCATTAAAAATAGATAAAGATGGAATATTTACGGGTGAAATAAATAATTATGATAAATATGATAAATTTAAGTTAGTAAATAATAATTATGAATATAATTTATTAAATCCAGATATAGAAATAGAGAGATTTATAATAGAAAATAAAATAAAACAAATAAAAATTGATTTAAAACAAAATATAGTAGAACCATTACAAAATCATAGTTGTTTTATATATCCTGAAATAATAAGAAAAAATAATATAATATATGATACATTATATTTAACAAATTATTTATTAAAACATATTTATTATATAATTATGACAATGATAATATATAATACAAATGAAGAAATGATAAAACAAAATACATTTTTAATTAGTTTAAAAGAAGTAAATGGATTTTATAAAATAAAAAATATAATAGATGATAATAAATTTATTAGATTAATATATTTAGTAAAAAAATTTATTAATGAATATAATTTAAAGAAAAAACAATTAAAAATAAAAACAGAATATTATAAATTAAAAGAACAAAATGGGGTTATGCATATATCTATAACATATGAAGATATTAAATTTAGTTATGAAAACAGTATAATAAATTTTGAAAAATTAAAAGGGAAAATAAATATTGTATATATAAAAGATAATGAAATATTAACAACACCATCATATACAATATATTTTATAAAGTTTTTTAATAAATATTATGATAATATAAAAACAATATTTCCTATATTTAATCGTTTAGAAAATATATATCGTTTAATATGTTTAAATACTATATTAGATGATTTTAATATAGAAACCAGAATAGATAATACTATTTATATTGATACATATGTAAGTAATATTTTATGTTCAAGTAGTATTTTATTAATACCAACAAAGTTTATTAGAATATTAAATACACCTATTGAACCTATAACAAATTATATAATTAAAATGTATGAAATATCAAGAAAAATACAATATATACCACTTAAAATTGGTACATTATATCATGCAGGTATAATGATAAAAACTATTAAAAATGAATATTATATTTTAGAATATATACCTACAGGAAATATTTTAAGACAAATTTATCCTAAAATTTCAAGTGTTAGTATTATTGAAAATAATTGTGAATGGTCTATTGATAATTATTTTAAACTTAAACAAAAAAATTATAATCCAGAAAGACTAAAAGAATTAATGGATATTATAACATTTGAAGAACCTTATGATTTAATTAATAATAATTGTCAGGATGTTAAACAGAAAATCTTAGATGCTTTATTATAAATTTTTATATTTTAAATATTTTTTATCAGTTATAAAATCAGCATCAAATTCAAAATCTAATATATTTAATTCTAATTTAAATTTAGGATCTGTATTTAAAATATGATTAATAATAGAAAATAATAAATTATCAGTTTGTGTTAAAGTTCCACATATTTGTAAACATTATAATAGTATTAGTTTCAAGTTAGTTTAATATGATCTGAAAATCTTGTAGTAATATTAGTATCAGTTTTATGTATTTTATCTGTAAAATCAAATAAAGATTTTAAAATAGCATCAAGAGAAAAACATAATATTTTTTTATTATAACATAATTCATATAAATAATTAATACATTTTTTAATATAATTTACAATTAAAATCAATATCACAACTTAAATAAAATAATGGATCTAAAAATTTTGATAATTTTGTTAATATTTTAATACTTTCTAATTGATCTATATTAGATACTTGTAAGTTTGTTAATAAAGTTATTATTATCGGATATTGTTTTTTATAAATAAACAATAAATTATCCAACATATTTAATATTAAATATAATTCAATATCTATAAAATTTTCAAACCATTTAATTTATTTTTACTTATAATTGCATTTTATTTATCATATTGTAATGCTAAAATTTTTTTTCTATTAAATTAGAATTAATAATTATTTTAATAGGTGATTTTCCACTTTAAATTCTATTGTAATTAATAGTTCAGATAATAAAGCAGTTATTATTGTTCTTAAGGTGAATACATTATATAATCAAATTCTGATATATTAAATTGTGATACCCTTAATATTATGGCTTGTTGTATTCCTAAATTTTTTAATGGTGGATGTGATATTTTACCTAATACTACTTCAAATGTGTGATTAGTAATAGTTTTAGCAGTTTGTAATAATGTAGATTTTTGTACATCTAATTCTATTTTTTTCAACAATATTAGAACAAAATTAAACATGCCAAACAAATGTAATAAAAACCATTATATATATAATATTTAGATATTAATTAATAATCATAATTATACATTTCTTCAAAGTAATCATAATTATAATCAATAATATATTTATTAATTCTAGAGGGCTTCATAACTTGTTCTATTAATTCTTCATATATATTAATATTATTTTGTTTCATTTTATAATAATCTAGTTTAAATATATTAGGGTTATCTGATAAATAATCCCAATCTATTTTATTTTGATTTTCTATTAATAAATTAATAGCATTAGGATTTTTAGATAATATACGCCAATTAATTTTATTTTGATTAAATTTTAATAATTCAATTGCATTTTTATTAATAGATAAAAAATCCCAATTAATTTTATCAGAATTAATTTTTAATATTTCAATTGTATTAGGATTTTCAGATAATAAATCCCAATTTATTTTATCTTGATTTTTATTTAATAATTTAAATGCATTTTTATTACTTGATAATATATGCCAATTTATTTTATCTGGATTTTCTTCTAATATTTCTATTGCATTTTTATTTTTTGATAACAAACCCCAATTTATTTTTTCTGGATTTGTTTTTAATAATTCTATTGCATTTTCATTTTCTGATAAATTATCCCAATTTATTTTATTTTTATTATTTTTTAATATTTCTATTGCATTTGGATTTAAAGATAAATAATACCAATTAATTTTATTTTGATTTATTTTTAATAAATCTATTGCATTAGGATTTAAAGATAAATAATGCCAATTAATTTTATCTTGATTTAATTTTAATAAATCAATTGCATTTTTATTAATAGATAATAAATCCCAATTAATTTTATCTAAATTAAGTTTTAATATTTCAATTGCATTTTTATTTAATGATAAATTATCCCAATTTAAATTTTTTACATTAATCCATTTTCTTAGTTTCCATATAGGTTTATTTAAACTCATTTTTATAAATAAATAGAAATAAATTAGTTTAATTAAACTCATTATAATAAAAAAAAATTGAAATTTTTAATGTTTGTATGTTTCATAATTTTGGATATTTTTAACTATAAAATGTCCACTTTTCTGTCTGACGCTGAACTTGAGGAGGTCCTTGTCCAGATCGCCAAGCAGGAAAAAGCTGAACAAATCGCGCGGGAGGAAGCTGAACTTGAGGAGGTCCTTGCCCAGATCGCCAAGCAGGGAAAAGCTGAACAAATCGCGCGTGAGGAAGCTGAACTTGCTAAGGCCATTGCACAAATCGCCAAGCAGGAAAAAGCTGAACAAATCGCGCGTGAGAAAGCTGAACTTGCTGAGGCTCTTGCACAGATCGCCATGCTGGAGAAGGCCGACAGAATCGCACATGAGGAAGCGGAAGAACTTGAACTTCGCCGTGTGCTTGATGAGAGTAAGAATATGGAGATTGCTATGTGGGCATCATTTGCATCAGCTGATACAATTTCTGCATTTATCACGTCGCATACTCGTGCCGGGGATGTTTTGGGAAACACTGAACAAAAGGGAAAGTTCCGAGCTGTCCGTAGTCTCTGGAAAGGGATGTAAGATTGGTTTGGTCAATTCATTGTGTTTTGTTGTTACTATAATAAAAAATTTTTTTTATTATAATAAATTTTTAGTTTGTTTCATAGTTAAGTATTTTTTTTTATATTTTAAATATTTATTTTTAAGACTTAAATTAAAATCTATTGTAGGATTAAAAAATAAGTCTTTAATTATTAACTTTGTATCTAAAGTATTCATAATATGATTAATAACAGCAAATAAATTATGTTTTTCTTTATCATATAATTCTCCACAAATATTTTGACATTTAGTTTCATTATAATCTAAAACTTGTATATGTTTTAAATCTCGTTGTGGTGGGGCACTGTTATTTATCACTATCATTTCAGTATTTTTTAAAAAATCATTTTCATCAGTAAATAAATCAGGGAACGTTTCTTTTAGAATTAAACCATGTGAAAAACATAATACTTGATTTTGTTTTTCTGGTTTTAATGGTATAGAACTTAATCTCAGTTCTTCTCGGTTAATATTTTTATTGGCTATTTCCTTATTATCTTTACTAATTTGTTTTAGTTTTTTTTTTTCTATTTTATTATTTAAAATAATAAAATTAGGAATATTACTAACACTAGATTTAAATATAAAATTATAATTAAAATTATAAAACGAAGGTGATAGAAATTTTTTTAATTTATTATTTAATTCAATAATGTTTCTTTTTTCCTGTTCATAATTAGAGATTAATTTGCTTTTTAAGTCATTTTCAATATTTGTAATTATTTGTTGTAATAATTCTTTTTTTTTATTAATATTACATTTTTTTTTAAAATTTAAAATATATTTAAGTGTAGTATTATTAATAAACTCATGAATTATATAATGATGTGGTACTTTATTAATAATAGTTTTTAATAATTCTTCAATTTGATTTAAATAAAATATTAATTCATAATCATCAAAATTAATAAAAAATTTATTAATAAACCACCATTTAATATATTCAATCATTAATTTTAATTTATCTTCAGGAACAATATTATTTTGTTGATCAAAATCACCAGCACTTTTTTCAATTAATTCAGGCATAATAACAATAGAAATAGGACTAAGTTCTCTAAAATTAAGACTAAAATTAATAGTTCTTAGTGATAACATTGCAGTCATAATAGTTCTTAAACTAGGTGAACAATAATAATAACAATCATACATTGATAAATCCAAATTATTAAAAACATTAACACCCAATAATATAGCTTGTTGTATACCATAATATGATAAAGGAGGTTGAGATATTTGACTTTTAATTAATTCATTAGGATTAGAATCTAAATAATCTAATGAAAAGTCTTGTGGTAATTCAGTATAATTAATATTAGAACATGATTCAGCGTGTCTAATAAATCTAATAAGAACCATATATATATACTTATATTTTTATATTTAAAAGTTTAATATTATATATTATAAAATATATAATATATAATGGATAGTGATAATAAAAAAATAAAGAAATATTTTAAGTCTTATTTATCAGGGAAAAAATATTATAATATTGATAAAGAAAAATCATTAGAATATTTTAAATTATGTTTAAAAATTTCAAATGAAATAAAACAAAATGATAAATATAATGATATAATAGAAAATACAGAATCAGAATGTAATAAATATTTATTAATAGAAAATAAAACAGAAAATGAAAAAGAAGAGTTAAATTTATTTGAGTTAATAGAAACAGGAAATTATAAAATATTAGAAAATTATAAATATGGAAGTATAAATTTTACAATATATAATACAGAAGGATTAACCCCATTACATTATGCAATAAAATATGGAGATACATTATTTTTAAAAAATGTATTAATATTAGGTGGTTGTATAGATCAAATAAATAAAATGGGTCATACATTATTAGAATATGCATGTTTAGAAAAAGATCCGAACATGATAAATTTTTTAACAGATCATGGAGCGGATATAAATAAACATTTATTATTTAGAAATAATAAATTATTTAATATAAAAACGGATACAGAAATAGATATATTAATATTAACAAGATTTATATTATTAACAGAAAGTGATTATAATAGTAATAAATATTTAGATTTTGTATATAATTATATAGATAGGGAAGAAACATTATATATAATAAATAATAATAATATAAATATATATTTTAAAGATTTTATAATAAAATTAGATAATTTATTAGATAAACTAGATAAAGAATCATGTGAGACATATATAAAAATAATAAAAGAAGAATTAGAATATGATATAAAAATGAAAATAGAATGTCCGAAAAATAAGATAGAAGTATTATTATATAATATAATACCATTTATAGAAATGAATATATTAGTGAGGTTTAGATGGTTAATAAGTTTAGAAGTAAAATTTTATATTTTAAAAATATTTAAAAATAAATATATAAATAATGAAAAAAAAAAATATATAGTAAATAAATTATATAATGATTATATAAAAACGAATATATTACCGGAAGGATTAGTACAAGTTATCATATCTCAATGGATATATAAAATAAATATATAATATTTTTTCTATATATAGTTATATATGAGTTATAATCGGTTAAAATATGATCAATGCGCATTTAATACAGATGTAAAAGAAAGTGTAAGTTCATTAGATTATTATTTATTTTTAGGTAAATATGAAAATGAAAAAGGTTGTCCAACAGGGGATCATTCACATATAGTAGAGTTAGTGGATCGTGCATCAGTAGAGAATGAATTATATGGATTAAACAGACAAAATACTAAATGTCCAGAAGGGAAATATAATCCAAATAATACAGATTTTAAATCACCAGAATTTTCACCAAATATATTATGTCAGAGTATATATTATTTAACTCCAACAAATGTGGAAAAACCAGTATCAAACATGTTAAAACCCATATCAATATAATAAAAAAATATTTAATATTTTTTCTCTATTTAATTATATATGTCTTTTAATAGATTAAAATATGATAATTATAATGTAGAAATAAATAAAAGTATAGCACCAGGTGATTATAGATTATTACAGGATTATAATGAAAATATAAATAATTGTTTTTCATATAATGGTCCAATAGGTTCTAAATCAGATGTATCAATAGCAGAGAATTTAATAGATGTTGAATCAGAGTTATCATGGCGAAGAAGAATATTAACAAATAATATTACAGATGATTTAGATAATTTAAAATCTTTTAAAACAATAAATAAAAAAGTATGTTCAAAAATCTTAACTTCACAAGATACACGTTTTTCTCATCCTTTATCAACATATAGATCAATGAGTACAACAGATTTACAATTACAACCATATTTACCAATTAATCCACAATCAATAATACAAGAATTAGATCATAAATCAGGTTTAAATTCTAGACTAGATTTAAAAGATAATTTTAAAACTCAAACACCAACATATAATGATAATTTTTATAATTTATTAAAACTTGAAAAAGTTTAAAAAAATTGATAAAAAAAATATTTAAATTATTATTAATTAATATATATTATATTAATTAATAATGCCAAAAAAAAGTTATAATATTGAAGATTCTAATTTAGAAAATGATGATAATTATGAAGAAGATGAAATTATTTCTGAAAATAATGAGGAAGATAATGAAGATAATGAAGATAATTTAGAAGATGAAGAAGAAAATAATGATGATAATGAAGATGGATTAGAAGAATTAAATGAAGCTGATGAAATATATAATGATGATAATATAGAATATACAGAAAATGAAGTATTAAGTAATAATAATATAGTTCAAAAAGAAAATAAAATATCAATTAATAGATTAACAAAATATGAAATGGTTAGAATATTAGGCGAAAGAACAAAACAGTTATTAATGGGTGCTAAACCATTAATAAAAAATTATAATAGTTTATCATATGAAGAAATAGCTGAAGAAGAACTAAAATTAAATATGATACCATTTAAAATAAAACGTCCTTTACCAAATGGTAAATATGAAATATGGAATATTGAAGAATTATATAAAGATCATTTAATGTTTTAAAATATTATTTATCAATTTAAATAAAAGATTCAAAAATATAATATTTTAAAATAAATAGATCATTTAATGTTTATTAATTTAAAAAAATTATTTAATATTTATCAATTTAAAAAAATTATTTAATATTTATCAATTTAAAAAAATTATTTAATATTTATCAATTTAAAAAAACTAGTTAATATTTATCAATTTAAAAAAATTATTTAATATTTATCAATTTAAAAAGATTATTTAATATTTATCAATTTAAAAAGATTATTTAATATTTATCAATTTAAAAAAACTAGTTAATATTTATCAATTTAAAAAGATTATTTAATATTTATTAATTTAAAAAGATTATTTAATATTTATTAATTTAAAAAGATTATTTAAAATAAATAGATCATTTAATATTTATTTAAAAAAAATAGATTATTTAATATTTACTTTAAATAAATAGATCATTTAATATTTATTAATTTAAAAAGATTATTTAATATTTATTAATTTAAAAAGATTATTTAATATTTACTTTAAATAAATAGATCATTTAATATTTATTTTAAAAAAAAATAGATTATTTAATATTTATTAATTTAAAAAGATTATTTAATATTTATTAATTTAAAAAAATTATTTAATATTTATTAATTTAAAAAGATCATTTAATATTTATTTAAAAAAATAGATTATTTAATATTTATTAATTTAAAAAGATTATTTAATATTTTCTTAAAATAAATAGATCATTTATTTATTAATTTAAAAAGATTATTTAATATTTATTAATTTAAAAAAATTATTTAATATTTATTAATTTAAAAAGATCATTTAATATTTATTAATTTAAAAAGATCATTTAATATTTATTTAAAAAAAATAGATTATTTAATATTTATTAATTTAAAAAGATCATTTAATATTTACTTTAAATAAATAGATCATTTATTTATTAATTTAAAAAGATTATTTAATATTTATTAATTTAAAAAGATTATTTAATATTTATTTAAAATAAATAGATCATTTAATATTTACTTTAAATAAATAGATCATTTATTTATTAATTTAAAAAGATTATTTAAAATAAATAGATCATTTAATATTTATTAATTTAAAAAAATTATTTAATATTTATTAATTAAAAAAGATTATTTAATATTTATTAAAAAAAAATAGATTATTTAATATTTACTTTAAATAAATAGATTATTTAATATTTATTAATTTAAAAAGATTATTTAATATTTACTTAAAATAAATAGATCATTTATTTATTAATTTAAAAAGATTATTTAATATTTATTAATTTAAAAGATTATTTAATATTTATTAATTTAAAAGATTATTTAATATTTATTAATTTAAAAAGATTATTTAATATTTATTAATTTAAAAGATTATTTAATATTTATTAATTTAATATTATTTAATATATTTTTATTACCAATTAAAATAACAAACACAACAAACATAATTAACTTTATAATTATTTTTATCTTTATAAAAAACAGCTTCTTTAAGTTCAATATTTTTATGTGTTTTACAAGTATTATTTTTACATATATAATTATTAGTACGTGGTAATAATGGATCATTAGACAATAATTTATTTTCATCAATATTTTTAATTTTAATAATTTTATCATCATTATTAAGTTGATATAAAATTATAGTTTCAGTAATAGGTTTAATAAAATTACAATTATTACATTTAAATTCAGCATTAGTGTTTATATTATCAGTATATAAATTATTAATATTATCTTTTTGTTTATCATTTAATTTTAAGTATTTTTTATTTTTAATAATTTCATCTTTACTAATACTAGTTTTATATTTAGTTAAATCTTCATTAGATTCTATTTTTTCAAAAATTTCAGTAATTTTACTTAATATAATTTTTAATTCTTCAGTATTACCGGTTTTATTAATATCAAATAAATATGAACAATTAGGACAAAAAAACATTTTATAATATTATATATATATAAATCAAGATTTTTATATATATTTTTCTTCAAATTTTTTTATATAATTAGTAATATAGATAGTAATAATTATTGTAATTATAGCAGTAGATATATCAATAAATATATATTTAAAAGAGTTATACTTAATAAATGTAGCATAATTAGTAAAATTATATATACCATAAATAATAAAAGTTAAAAATATAGTTTCAATAATAGATTTATTAAAATATATTAAATAAATTAAAAATATATTAATTAATAAATATGATATAATAGCACCATATATATTTATATTAAATTCAGTTTGTTGAACATTTTTAATAACTGATAAATAAGTATCACGAAAATAATATATTTTAATAATATCAAAAAAAGTGAAAAAAAATATAGCAATAATATATTTTATTATTTTATCCATAATATATATATATTATTTATATTTATTTTATTATAAAAAAAAGTTTTTAATTCAATATCATAATTATTAAAATTAATATTATAATCATATAATAAAAAAAATTTATTAATATTTTTAAAAAATTCTTTTTTATTATTTAAAATAAAATCTAAGTATTCAATTTTATCTATTATTAATATATTAAAATCTATATTATATTTTTTAATTAAATTTTCAAAAGTTTTATTATTTAATATATCTGTTTCAATATTAAAATTAAAATTATTTAATTCTTTAATTTCATTTATATAATTTATATTTAATATATTATCTTCTAAAATAACTAAATTATTATTTTTAATTATTAAGTTTAAAATAAAAAATGATATATCATTATCATTACCTAATTTTAATACTTTATCAGTAGAAATAATATATTTTAACAATATAAAATGTTTATTTAAATTATTTTCAGTTAACATATTAATTAATTTAATATGAAGATAATTATTATTTAATTTTTTAATATAATAATTTCTATAGTCTATTATATCAATATATTTTTCAATACTTTCAGGTTTATTATTTAATAAATTAATAAATTTATATATTAAAATAAATTGTAAATTATCATATTCATTATATAAATATAATAAATAAATATTATTATTTTTATTTTTTTGTAAATATTCATTATATTCATTATAATTATTATTAATTTCTAATATTAATATACCATTAATATTTAATAAAAATAATATTATATTATCTAAATTTACAAATGTATTTATAATAATTATATCAAATTTTTTTTGTATATATATTAATTTATCAATAATATCAATATCTATATTAATATTATATTCATATGTTGTACTTTTTATGAAATCATTTGTATTAAAATTTATATTATTAGAATGTAATAATAATATATTTTTACATGTGTGACTTTTATAATTTAAATAATTATTATATAATTCATTATATTGTAATTTTAACATTAATAATTATTATAATTAAATTTATAAATTAAATTTTTTAATAAAATCATTTTTTAATATTATATTAATATTTAATTCAAGTGCTTTTTTATATTTTTCTTTATGTGATCCTTCATTATCTTTAATTATTAAATAATTTGTATTTTTGGATATAGTATTTAATACTTTACCACCATTTAATTCTATTTTTTCTTTTAGTTCTTTATCTCTAAATCCTGTAAAAACTACTATTATATTATTTAATATATTATTAATTACTTTATTTTCACTTATTTTTATATATTTTAATATTGATTTATAAAATGTTATAAAATTATTAAAATTTGATACAAATAATGTTGATGTTTTTGTATCCCATCCATTTATTTTATTTAAATTTTCTATAAAATCATTTTTTGTCCATTTTTTATAATCTAATAATAAATTTGGATATGTATTAATTATTAATTTTATTTTTTCTTCACCAATTCCATGGCCGAGTTTATTACTTGCAACCATAATTTTATATAATGATATATTTGTAATACTTAATTTAATTGCATTAACTAAATTTTGACTAGATTTTAATTTAAATCCTTTAATATTTAGTAGTTCTTCATATGTTATACCTAAAATTTTTTCTATACTATTATAACCATTATTTACTAATTTTATTATATTTTTTTCACCTAATCCTTTTGTTTTTAAAGTTGTAAAAAAATGATTAATATTTTTTATTAATATTTCTTCATTATCATTTATATTATCTAATATTATATCTACTTTTGATTCATTCCAATGATATTTTTCTTTTGGTAATAATACTTTTTCTGCTGGTTTTATTATTTTATTTATATTTGGTATTACATCCCCACTTCTTACTATTTCTATTATAGCACCAATGCCTAATTTATTATCACATATAAATTTAGCATTTTTCCCGGTAACTCTTTTAATTTGTATACCACCAATATTAATAGGATTAATTATAATAGTAGGATTAATAAAACCATTTTTAGATACATTCCATTCTATATCAATAATAGTACTAATACCTTTTTGTTCTTCTAAAATATCTTTATATGCAAATGCATATTCTGGATTATCTTTAATATTTCTGACTTCTAATTTAGTGCTAGTAATAATAATACCATCAGTTTTATATATATTATTATATCTACGTTCTTTAAGATAATTAGATAAATAATTAAAAGTTAAATTATCATTATAAATTATAAAATGTACAAAATTAAAATTTAATTTTTTTATTATATCAAATTGTTTTATTATATCATTAAATGGATCTACTACTTCATAAATTATTAAATCTATATCTTTTATTAAATCTGGATTTAATTTTTTACTATTAACAACACCTGATACACAATTCCTAGCTGTTTTAAATTTATTATTCCATTTATTTAAAAATATTTCTTCTTTCATAATTAGTTCACCACGAAATGCTATTATATTTTTATTACCCTTTAAATTATATTTATTACAAAAATAATTTATTGTTTCATATGATGGTATATTATTTAAATATTTTATTAAATGAGATATATTTAATCCTTCATCTGCTTCACCTCTTGTGAACATATTAATAGTATTATTTTTATAAACTAATAAAGAGGAAATACCATCTAATTTATCAGATATATGATATGGTGGTTTATATTTATTTGTCCATAATGTTAATTGTTTATCATCAGGTTTAATTTTATTCATAGAACCTAACCAATAATCTAATTTAACTTTATTTTTTCCTTTAACTTTACTACCAATATGTTTTAATATTTTAGATTTAGGATTTTTAATTTTTAAAAAATCTATTAATATATCATATAAATCATCAGATAATATAGGTTTTGATGTATTATAATATTTATCAGCAGCATAAATAATAATAGTTTCTAATTCGTTTACAGTTAAATTAGAAATATAATTTATTTGATCTTTAGATTTTAGTAAATTTTGTATTAAAATCATTTAATATTTATATAAATAATATAATATTTAATTTTTAAATAATCAATTTTTTTATAATTTATTATATAATGAATAAAATAATTAATGAAATAATATTTATTATTATATTAATCGTTCTTTATTTCTGTTTACAAAAATATAAAAAAAATTGTAATTATAATAATAATAATAATAATAATATAAAATATACAGAAGATTTTATAACATTAAATGAAAATGAAATAGAAAATGATAATAAAATTATTTTTAATTATGATACATTACGTGAAGTGGATGAAAAATTTATAAAAGATCAGGAAAATAAATTAAATAATAATATAATATATCCGAATAAATGGATTGAAAAAATTGATGATAATAATAATGTTATATTTAATAATATTAATACTGATAATATTAAAAAATCAAATATTGAATTTAGTTATGACTTTAATGAACCATTAGTTAAAAATTTAGATTCTGTTGTTGATATAAAATCATTTAAAGAAAATATGGGTAGAACAGTAAAAGAAGTATATGACAATTCCTTTATAGATTATAAAAAGTTAATACCAAAGAAAAATAAAATAGATGTAGAAAATGAATTAACATATTTAAATGGTAGTTCTGATTTAACATTTATAACACCAGACACATGGTTATATGAAAATGAGAAACCAGAAAATGGTGGAGAAATAAAGGAAGGTTTATATGGGAATGATCCAATAATGACAGATACAGTAGCAAGATTTTAAAAAAATTGATAATTAATATATTTAAAAATATATTATATATTAATAATTATAAATGAAAAAAATTATATTAGGTAATAATGAAGCTTTTATTACTGATTACAATATAAAATCAACAGTAATAGAATATTTATATAGTAAATTAGATTTATCAAAATATAGATATTTAATATTAACAAATATTCAAACGTTAAAATTTTTAAAAGATAATGAACATTATATATCACCAAATTATAAAGGTTTTAATTATTTATTAATTTTTCTAAAAATAGAAAATACAAATTATTGTATTTTAATAGATAGACGAAAGTTATCATATCATAAACAACAATTAGATATGAAAACTATACAAGTTATTCAAATTCAAATTAATATTTCAGATTCGATATATAGAGGAACAATATTTGATGGTAAATTAATTTTAAAAAATAATCAATATATATTTTTAGTTCAAGATTGTTTATATTTAATGGGAAATAAATTATTAGATATGGATATGCACCAAAAATTATTATATTTAGATAATATAATAGATAATAATTTAGTAAAAGATAATAATAATTCATATTGTAAAAATTTTGTAATAAAATTAAATAAATTATATAAATATAATGAATTAGAAAATTTAGTAAATAAAATTTTACCTGAATTAACAATAACAACAAATGGAATAATTTTTTTCCCAAAAATATCAGGTGTTAATATTTTATATATAGATAAAAAAATAGATAAAAGTGAAAATATAAAAATTAATAATAATAATAATATTGAAAACTCAACATTTAATATTATTAATAATTATATTGATTTTTTAAAAAATAGAACTTATTCTTATGAAAGTAATAATAAAATAAAAATATTATGGTTAAGTAAAACAAATGTTACAGATGTTTATTATATTTCTGAAAATGAGAAAAGTGAAAAATTAGGTATAGCATGTATACCAAATTTAAAAATTTCCTATATGTGTGAAAACTATATAATAGATAAACCAGTTAAATTTAATTGTATATATAATACTAGATTTAAAAAATGGATGCCATTAGAAATAATTAATTAAATACATGCAATAGGTTGTCCTAAATCAATTTTTTCATTTTCATTAACAAATATATTAATATGTTTAGGTAATAATAAATCTACTCTACTACTAAATTTAATTAATCCTAAAATATCTCCTTTTTTTTTATATTCATTAATATTTAAAAATGTTAATATTCTTTTTGTAATTAGTCCAGCATATTGAATAACTTTATATTTACCAAAACTAGATATTATAGTAGTTTCCATTCTTTCATTTAATTCACTTTTTTTTAATATATAAGCAATATTGAATTGACCTTTTTTATATTTTAATTTAGAAATAATACCATCAAATGGTATTATTTGTATATGTTTATTAAAAAGATTTAAATAAATACAAATTCTAGTATAATTTTTATAATAATAAATTTTTTTAATAGTACCTTCAGTAGGTGATAAAATAAAATTATCAGGAAAATTTATTAAACTATTTTATTATATCCACGGAAAAAGTATAAAAGAAATATTAGTAAAATTAATGCTGTTAATTTAATATATTTATAATAAAAAAAACTGATATAAATAACTATTGTAAAACATAATAATAATGGTGAATATATTATATAATTCATTATAATAGATGATAAATATTTATACTGATGGATCATATAAAAAAATTAATAATATTGATTATGCAGGATATGGTTATTATATTGAAAATATAAAACAAATTTATAATAAATTATCACTGAAATTAAAAACAAATAATAGAGCAGAATTATATGCAATTATTAAAGCAATTAAATATTGTAATAAAAATTATAATAATACTATTATTAATATTTATACTGATTCTGAATATTGTTTAAAAGTATTTTCATATTATTCTAAAAAAATTATTGAAAGTAATAAAACTAAAACACTAAATTATGATTTATTAAAAATAATTTATAATTTATTATATAATAATAACAATAATAATAATAAATATAAATTTAATAAAGTAAAAGCACATTCTGAAAATGTAAATAATAATATAGCAGATTTTTTAGCAAATAAAGGGTGTGCACATGATTTTGTAGTTAATAATAATGATTTATTAAATAATTATATTTTAAATTTTGGTAAATACAAAAATCAAAAATTATTAACTATTTTAACAAAAGATAAAGAATATTTATTATGGTTATATAATAATACAAATCATAAAACAAATAAAATTTTATATATTTTATTATTATATTTATTATACTAATTTATAAATTATTATTAAATAAAATATTTTATCATTTAATTTATAAATTATTATTAAATATTTTTACTATTTGATTATAACTTATAATTTTTATTATTAAATCTATATAACTTATTATTTTTATTACTAAATTTATAACTTATAATTTTTATTATTAAATAAAATATATTATTATAAAATCTATATAACTTATTATTTTTATTATTAAATTATAACTGACATTTTTATTATTAAATAAAATATTTTATCATTAAATTTATAACTTATTATTTTTATTATTAAATTATAACTGACATTTTTATTATTAAATAAAATATTTTATCATTAAATTTATAACTTATAATTTTATTATTAAATTATAACTTATATTATCATTATTAAATTAAATGTTTTATCGTTAAATTTATTACTTATTATTTTTATTATTAAATTATTAAATAAAATATATTATTATTAAATCTATATAACTTATTATTTTTATTACTAAATTTATAATTTATAATTTTATTATTAAATTTATAAATTATTATTTTTATTATTAAATATTTTACTATTAAATTATAACTTACATTTTCATTATTAAATAAAATATATTATTATAAAATCTATATAACTTATAGTTTTTATTATTAAATTTATAACTTATTATTTTTATTATTAAATTATAACTGACATTCTTATTATTAAATAAAATATTTTATTATTAAATTTATAACTTATAATTTTATTATTAAATATTTTACTATTAAATTATAACTTACAATATTTATTATTAAATAAAATATATTATTATTAAATCTATATAACTTATAATTTTATTATTAAATTATAACTTATATTTTATTATTAAATTTATAGCTTATAATTTTATTATTTTTATTACAAATTTTATTATTAAATATTTTACTATTAAATTATAACTTATTTTATTATTAAATATTTTACTATTAAATTTATAACTTATAATTTTATTATTAAATTATAACTTATATTATCATTATTAAATTAAATGTTTTATCGTTAAATTTATTACTTATTATTTTTATTATTAAATTAAATGTTTTATCATTATTTTTATTATTAAATAAAATCTATTATTTATTATTAAATTTATAACTTACAATATTTATTATTAAATAAAATATATTATTATAAAATCTATATAACTTGTAGTTTTTATTATTAAATCTATATAACTTATAATTTTACTATTAAATTATTACTTATATTTTATTATTAAATTCATTACTTATAATTTTTATTATTAAATCTGTGTAACAGTTTTTATTATTAAATTCATAACTTTTATTTTCATTATTAAATAAAATCTATTATTTATTATTAAATTTATAACTTACAATATTTATTATTAAATAAAATACATTATTATAAAATCTATATAACTTACAATATTTATTATTAAATAAAATATATTATTATAAAATCTATATAACTTGTAGTTTTTATTATTAAATTTATAACTTATTATTTTTATTATTAAATTTATTATTTTTATTATTAAATTTATAACTTATAATTTTATTATTAAATATTTTACTATTAAATTATAACTTACAATATTTATTATTAAATAAAATATATTATTATTAAATCTATATAACTTATAATTTTTATTATTAAATATTTTACTATTAAATTTATAACTTATATTATCATTATTAAATTAAATGTTTTATCATTAAATTTATTACTTATTATTTTTATTATCATTATTAAATTAAATGTTTTATCATTAAATTTATTACTTATTATTTTTATTATTAAATATTTTACTATTAAATTATAACTTACATTTTCATTATTAAATTTATAATTTATTAAATTTATAACTTACAATATTTATTATTAAATAAAATATTTTATTATAAAATCTATATAACTTACAATATTTATTATTAAATAAAATATTTTATTATAAAATCTATATAACTTGTAGTTTTTATTATTAAATTTATAACTTACAATATTTATTATTAAATAAAATATATTATTATTAAATCTATATAACTTATAATTTTACTATTAAATTATAACTTACATTTTATTATTAAATTCATTACTTATAATTTTTATTACTAAATTTATAATTTATAATTTTTATTATTAAATATTTTACTATTAAATTATAACTTACATTTTTATTATTAAATATTTTACTATTAAATTTATAACTTATAATTTTATTAATAAATTTATAAATTAATATTTTTATTATTAAATTACATGTTTTATCATTAAATTTATAACTTATATTATTATTATTAAATTAAATGTTTTATCATTAAATTTATTACTTATTATTTTTATTATTAAATTATTAAATTAAATGTTTTATCATTATTTTTATTATTAAATAAAATCTATTATTTATTATTAAATTTATAACTTATAATTTTTATTATTAAATTATTATTTTTATTTTAAATTTTTTAATTTAACTAATTATATTTATTTTTGAATTATTTATTTCTATTACTCTATCTCTTTTATTTCCATTTATTAAATAATTTACTAAACATTTATAATTACTTATTTTATTTGGTTCAATCATAGATAGACTTGAAAAATCTCTAAACTCTGGTGGGCCTTGTAATGTTTCAATTTGATTACGTGTATTCATCATCATTTGATTTATTATTTGATTTTTAATTATAGGATTTATTTGATTTAACATTTGAATTATTATATTAACTTTCATTTGAGGATTTATTAAATTTATTATTTGTATAATTGTTTGTATTCTTACTTTTTGATTTACTTGTTCTAATATTTGTCTCATAATTATTGGATTCATTCCTAATGGTATTGTTCGTGGATTCATTTGATTTCTAATTTGATTAAATATATTATTCATCATTTGTGGATTCATTTGATAAACTACTACATTTATTATATTACTAATCATTATTGGTGTCATTAAATTCATTATATTTAACATAATATTATTTAATATTATTGGATTTTGTTGTTTTATTAATTGTTGTTCTAGTTCAAATGTGTTCATTCCAGGTTTTGATGGTAATGGAGTAAATGGTTGGGGTTGTATCATGTTTGATAATTCTATTATTTCTATATTTTGTATTAATATATTAGGATCAATATTTGTATTTATTAATTGATAAATTAATGTATCTTGTTTATTATTTTTATGATATATTATTATTTGTCTTTTTAATTCATCTCTATTTATATTTTTCTCACAATTATTACATTTTAGTGTTAAACTCTGATTACATGCTATTCCACCATTTTTACTATCAAATAAAATAGTTCTTGTTTTTATATTATTAGCATTACATGTTGGCGACCAATCTGAATATTCACAATTTACTTTACAATTTTTAAATGGTACAGGACCACATGTTGCACCACCATTTTTATTAATTTCTAAAATTGAATTATATTGCATTCCTGTATTTTTATCACATTCTGACCATTTTTCAGTATTATATTTACAATCTACTGGGCATGGAGATTGTAATGTATTATAATCACATTTTATACCATTATTTTTACTTTCTATTGATATTGATCTTGTTTTAATATTATTTGTATTACATGTTGACCAATCTGTATATTCACAATTTACATTACAATCTTTAAATGGTGCAGGACCACAAGTTACACCACCATATTTATTTTCTTGTAAAATAGTATTATATTGTTTACCTGTTTGTTTATTACATTCAGTCCAATTATTAATATTATATTTACAATCTATTGGACATGGTGTTTCTAATAAGTTAGTATTACATTCTTTACCACCATTTTTATTATTATATAAAATAGATCTTGTTTTAACATTATTATTATTACATGTAGACCAATCAGAATATTCACAATCAACTAAACAATCTTTAAAAGGTGTTGGACCACAAGTTGAACCACCATTTTTACTATTTTGTAATATAGTATTATATTGTTTACCTGTTTGTTTATTACATTCAGTCCAATTATTAGTATTATATTTACAATCTACAGGACATAGTGTTTCTAATAAATTATAATTACATTCTTCACCACCATTTTTAGCAGTATATAAAATTGATCTTGTTTTTATATTATTATTATTACATGGAAACCAATTTGAATATTCACAATCTACTTTACAGTCTCTTGATGGTAATGGCCCACATGTTGTACCACCATTTTTACTTTCTTGAGTAATTACATTATATTGTTTACCTGTTTGTTTATCACATTCTGACCATTTATTAATATTATATTCACAATCTACAGGACATGGTGATTCTAATGTATTTAAATCACATTTTTTCCCATTATTTTTACTATCAAATAAAATTGAACGTGTTTTAATATTATTATTATCACATGTTGACCAATCAGAATA